TTAAATCGTCGGCCTGTCATCCTCATGCATGGTCGTGATTTCATGCGTCACCACTCCCACCACAGCGACATCTTCCAGCAGGTCATCCTGAAGTAACAATCCATCATCGGTGATAATCCGCCGCGGTGTAATCATCACCATTGCCCACTCATACATGCCTGACATATCCAGCAGCACGGTATCGCCGTTCTGCGGCCGCCGCTTCTCGTCAATGACACAGCTGCGCCCTTTCCATTCGATCAGGTAGCAACTCTTGCTGGTTGGGATGATTTTTTGCAGCGGCTGAAGCATTAACGTTACTTCGCCACTGGCAGGTCCGATAGTCTGGTTGTGTATGCCGGCGACAACATTTCGCGCTTCATCCCCCAGGATTTCTGGATACCTTGTCCTGCAAACCATAATTTCCCCTTCCCGCTCTGGTTAAGGCCGTCGACGACACGCATCAGCGATTCACTGTTGGCCTGTGGTTTAAATTCGTCAAAGAGATTGAGCTGAGAGACGCCCTGGCTGAAGAAGTCACCCAGCATCACGCCTGCTTTCATATAGCGATGACCGTCGCGCCAGATGTGATCGAGCCCCTGCATAGCAACCTTGATGATGTCGCGCGTGTCATTCGATGGCGTCAGCAGCTTGCCCATAGCCTGATTTCCGTAAAACACCTCACCTACCGCGTGCGGGTTGGTTCGGACGAAAACGGCTATCTGTCGGCAATACTGTCGCTCACCTCGCAATTTCTCCGCCGCCCGTTCTGCGTATGAGCAAATAGCCTGACGCATATCATCGTATTCAGTGATACGTGAGCCGAAGGAGCGGGAGCAGACGATTTGCTGCTTCGTCGGCGCGAACTCTTCCAGTTCGAGGCATGGCTCACCGCGCAGCTCACGCACGGTGCGCTCAAGCACCACGTTGAAGTGCTTGCGGATGATGTAGGTGCTTTGCTCCGACAGGTCTTTAGCGGTGATGATGCCCATCGCGTTAAGCTTCTTGCTGATGCGCCGCCCAACACCCCACACTTCTTCTACCGGCACCAGAGCCATCAGCTTGCGCTGACGATCGATGTTTGACAGGTCGACAACGCCGCCGGTCTGCGTCCATTTCTTGGCTGCAAAATTGGCGAGCTTCGCCAGCGTTTTGGTTTGCGCTATCCCAACGCCTACGGTCAGATGCGTGTTGCGCTTTACCGTCTCACGCACCTCGCGTCCGAAATCTTCCAGCACCCGGCAATTGCGAACACCGGTCAGGTCCATGAATGCTTCGTCAATTGAGTACACCTCAACTGACGGCGCCATTTGCTCCAGCGTTGTCATTACCCTGTTAGACATATCCGCATACAACGCGTAGTTGCTGCTGAACACGTGAATCTTGTGCCGGCGGATTTCGTCCTTCAGCTTGAAATAAGGCGCTCCCATCGGGATTTTCAAAGCTTTCACTTCGGCGCTACGGGCGATTACACAGCCATCATTGTTACTCAAGACGAGCACTGGCTTGCCGCGCAAATCAGGTCGAAAGACCGTCTCGCAGCTGGCGTAAAACGAGTTCACGTCAACGAGCGCAAACATCACACGCCGCCATTTGGGTTGAACACCTGAAACGTGCGCTCATCGCCATCAGCGGTTGAGATGTCGCGGAACGTCGTGGTGTGCATCTCAATCCAGCTATTGGCTGCCCTGAGCGTGTAATGCCAGTTAAGCCGCTCCAGCTCTCCTACAAAGTCGAGCGTGCTGATAGTGAAGCGGCCTGATGCATCTCGTTTCATAGCCTGCTTAAAGGCCATCATGATTTCGTAGTCGCGGGGCATGGTCATCTCCCTCCCTGATAGATACTGTATATAAATACAGTAATATCGATCGATGCGATCGATCAAGTCGATTGATGGAGGTTTTTGCGAAGGGATTGGTGCGGAAAGGAATTTAGGCGGGCGGCAATTGTCGCCCGACTGGTGCTAGCGCTCAAGCAGATTAAGGGCAATGTCTCTGGCTATGTTTGGCTCACCACACGACTCTCCGAGTATTACCTGCATCAGGGCATCCCTTGACAGCATGCGACCATCCGCAAGAATGGTAATTGCAGCATCTCCAATAATGCGAGCCACCTCGTCCTGAGCTTCTTTGTTCAGTAAGTTTTCCATTACTCCTCCTGTCATTGAGATAAACGTACGCCCATAAGAGGATGAGTTAATGAGAAATGGCTCAAAAACAAACAATTAACACAACTAATATGCACGCAGAAATAGGTACAAAGAAGTCCATTACACATGCAATGTCCCATACCTTGATGTCGAAACCGCCCCAGAACGGCATATTTTCCCGCTTCCCTTTGCCAAATTTATTTATCCAACGATACTCAGCCTGTGTATGCTCTCTGGCGATAAAAAAAGTACAACCAATAGTCGCGCCTATTATCCAGTTACCAGTTATCAAACCAATAACAACCTGGAAAAACACGGCGCAAGCTGCGTGCAATAATGGTGAAATATCCATAAACACCTCTTAAATATAAGAACTCACAACTGAAACCCACGCCGCATAGCCGGCATCAGTCAAATGGATTCCATCATTTGTATGCTCATCGCTAAGTGCCCCCCCCGGTGCTAGCGCAGCGTTTAAGTTAATATAAACATAACCTTTTGCTACAACCTGACTTTCTAGAGATGAATTAATTGAATTAATGCGCGGGTTTCTTGAAACGCTATTCCTTCCCGCAAGAACAGTGGATTGAACAATAGGAGTAATGCCAGCCCCTGCGATTGCATCTGCAATATAAATCAAATTTGACATGATGTTTTCCACAGGAACTGAATGTGCAATATCATTTGTCCCAGCCATTAAGAAAACCTTTTTGGCTTTAGTCGCTAATACAGCATCTAACCTGTCAATAATATTTTGCGTTGTGTTTCCACCGATACCATAATTTCCTATATCCGATAAAGGGAAAAACACATCCCAACGACCACGAGCTGTAAGGCTGTCTCCCAACATAACAACGTCATAAGTTGTTGTGGTGTTGTCTCCCGCGAAAATTATGCCTGACTCAGAAATTGTATTTCTAGGCTTGAATAAAACCGGAGCAGAACCATCGGTTGTAATCATAGGATTCATGTTTATAGTTCCGCCCTGTGAAATACGAAACTGATATTCAGAGGGTGAAATTGCTTTAGCAAAAGCAGGATCATATGTTGAGCCCGCCACATTGATGTTTGCACCAGTAAACGCACGGAAGGCGCGCACTTTTAGGGTGCTGTTAATGAGTTTCAATGTTGACCCATTGCCCGAAAACAGACTGACATCACCTGTCACCTTTGATTCATGTAGAGACACACAGCCATCATAATCAACGTCAAAAAATCGCGTGTCCTGCTCAAAGGTACTGTTTGTAGTTATGGTCTGCCAGCGGCCATAAACCTTTGAACCATAGCGAAGCCTACCGTACTTAGCCACCGATAAAGCCCACACGCGAGAAGCGTAAACGCTGCCACCTTGGCAGCTAAACACCATGCCTGTGCAATTTGATACGTCCAGCCCTTTTGCTGATACAGAAAATCCATTGTCGGCGTTGATTGTTATTCCACAATTTCGCATATCGTTACCTGAAAGGTCGACACAGCCCGCACCATCTCCGCGAACACCTAACGCGCATCCATAGAATCCTTGTTGCAGTTCTGGACGCAATACTTGCCCGCTGGTCTCCACGTCCTGCTCCTCGACATCGTGCCGACGTGCGTCCACATAAGCCGTATGGATCATTGTCAGCCCGCGGTAAGGGCAATTAATTGTTTTGTGATCCCTTATATTTACATGAGCTCCATCTCTCACATTCCAACCGATATAGCTATAACTGGCGGACGAACCCTGAAAGTTAGCGATTGTGTTATAAATCGCTGTTACAGAAGCTTGCTTTTTTTCAGTAACATATTCAAATTTGCTTAAAGGCATGTTGACATAAGCACTTGTCGCAAGAAGTGCAAATTGCCGACTGTATGAGAAATCACAAACATAATAACCCGGTGGTTTATAAGCCGCTACGGCATCCGGATCAGGTGCACAGCCTGTATGGTAGGCATTTAACAAGGCACCATAAGATGCGTCAACCCCAATATTAAACTTGCGCGCTCCGGAATAAGCGTAGAAATTTATTACTGCATTCTGAGTAGCAAGAAAACATGTAACATCACTATTACTTCTATTTTCTTCAATCTGAATAGCGAATATTGGACTTTTGGCACCATCATAGAAATAGAACATGTATTTGTTTAAGTAATACGTTCTAACTGTTTCCGTGAAAGCGGCAGTACTGGCATAAACGACTACATCCTCAGATGTGATTTTAATCCAACTTAAATCAATGCCTGCACCGAATTTGAACTGCTCCGATAGCACATAACCTGATTTCAATTTTATTTCGCAAAAATCGTTCCCATTTTTCCAGGTCGGTCGCATCTTGCAGGCTGCTTTGATCGCTTCAATCAGGGATGAGAACTCTCCGTCAGTTCCTACTGTCAACATAAATGCAGTGTCGTTATTAAACAGCGGCGTGTTATTCGCGATCGCTGCTGCTAACGCACCGGAGAAGGAAGTAAAGTCTGCTGGGGTAATAAACTCTGTATTCTTTTCATGTTGAGTTCTAACCGTTGAATCAGTAAATGGCTGTTTTACTGATATCAAAGCATCCCCTAGACCGTTTGCTGGACTTGATAAATTGCCTCGCAATACAGCATCTCCTACACTCAACCATGCCCCAACGCCAATACCTCCAGTATTCAGTGGAGTTGAATTTTCAGGAACGTTCTTAGGCAAAGCGCCATCCCAGCGATAATATTCGCCAGTAGTTGTGTCTCTCAGAACTTGATTTGGAAGCGTAATATTTGCTCCACCCTGAAAAGAATCAACGGTGATATAGCCATATTGCGCAATAGCTTGTTGCGCCAACCAGCGCAAACCCTCAATGGTGTAATGCTCTTCACCAAAACGATCGGTATATAAGTTTTCTGCTGAGGTGACAAACTCATCAATTTTTCCTGCGTTAAACTTTAGGTCTCGCGGTGACTCACTAGGTACGGCGTTATTGGTAGGTTGCGTAGTCATAATTTTCCCATAAAAAAAGCCAGCACGAAGGCTGGCTTGGTATTGGATGATTTGCTGTCAGGGGTAAATAAGGTCGCTATATTCCGCGAGAGTTAATGCGGTTGTCCCGTCACTGTTAGGCTGCTTCTCGCTAATGATCCATCGCGTGGCATCAAGCTCTTCAGTTGTGGCAATTACGTACCGGGAAGGTGACTGAACGTCATAACCGTCGAAGATGTTAAGAGCCATAGCAGGAACAACTGCCGTAAAGCCAAAAGCGGTTTCGGTAAGCGCCGCAGCTGCATATCGAGCAGATGTATTGCCAAGAGAGTCAGTGATGACGACAAACATCGAGCCTGAGAAGTTAATGCGCTCACTGGTTTCAAATGTATTGCCATTGCGGGATACGATATAACCGGCCTGCTGGTTCGTATCGTAAGTGTCCGGCACCTGAACCATATCGCCTACGTTAACCCACTCCCCATCTGCCAGCGCGGTAATCGCCATGCTCATGCGCGAGTACAGCAATCGCCTGCATTCCTTCTGAGCACGGTAATCCGCCTGGAATGAATCGCGGATATACATCATCTCGAACTTCTTCGCCTTGGTTGGCTGCCCAGGCTCGATCTGATTATTGCGGACCCGGTAGCGGACAAATGCCTGCTTATTGGTGGCCGGGTCGCGATACTGAATCTCCACGCCGTCGTAATCGCCCGGTAGGGACATTTCGTAGCTAAGCGAATACCCGGTTTCAACCGTGTTGGAGCGGTTGAACACAGTCACAGCGCGATCGCGCTTTTCATCCAGCGTGAAGGAGAGTACGCCATCATCCCAGAACACGCTCACCCCAGCCGCATCGCATATCGTTTCCATGCGCGAACCCAGAGATACGTCCTCATCATCAAAAGTGTAATCGCAGTAACCCAGGCGTACATCTTTAGCGTCGATCTTTGCCTGTATCTGATACAGCCCATAAATATCAATGCTGCTTTCCGCCTGCCCACCAACTGTAATCCAGTTGAAAATAGCGATATCCGCAAACTTGCGGGACGGCCTAAGCGCATAATCAACCTTCTGGGTCGCGGTGTTGTAGCTGATGACATAGCGATTGATCAGCGCGTTATATTTGCGGTCACGAGAACTGGTGGCCTGTTCAGTAGCAGTGACAGTCACGGTTACTAAGGTGTCATTGGGATAGGAGACGTTTAAACGCTTCCTGACAATGTGAATCATCTCAACCTTCATCACTGAGTGATCGCTACTGGTATTAGTGCGAGTTATCTCAACTGCGTACCGGCCAGAACCTGCAGCGGGCGTGAACTTGTAGGTTCCATAAAACGTGTCGCTTTTGCCGGTAAAGTTTTCTTGGCGCCGGCTGAATGTTTCAGTCGTGCCCGGAATCTGATTATTGTCAGAATCCACCTTCCAGAACGTAATCTGCGCTACAGCATAATCGCCATCACCATGCCCCAACTGGGACTGCAGGTGAACCCATAATTCTGTGCCTTCAACAGGCGAAAAAAACGGGCCTACGGTCAGTGGCTCATTGTCATTAAGCGTGAGCAGAGTGGTGTTTACTAAGGCATTAGCTGGAGTGGAATCATAGTCACTGCCGCTGAGATTGCCGAAGGTGAAATTGTAGAAATATTGGGGATTCGTTTCTGCGCCATCACTGGTTGTAGTGGCTTCCAGTAGGTCACCATAAAGAGTGATATTTTTCGTTACCGGGCCGCTCACCGTGCTGTACGTAACGTTTACGATAAATGAAACCGCATGCGGCTTGGCTAAATCGTAGAAATAGACGAATGCATTATTGCGTGGAATCGTGATTTTGGCTTGCCCAGCCAGAAAGCTTCCTGATGTAACGCTGTTAGTGGTGGCAGTCTGCGCCGGAAAATCATCACTCTCGTTCGGCCCTGGCAGCTCCTGACCGTCAATGTCATCGAACGTGAACCCCTCGTTTATAAGCGGTATCACCTGCCCTGGCTGATATACAACATACGACGCGCCAGCCAGGGCTCCAAGGTTCGATTCTGAATAGCGTACCGAGCTGACATCATATTTCCCCAGGCCGAAGTTCATCCACTCCGTAACCTTTTTGTCGTTGCTGATGTATTCGAAGATGGACTGCTGAATCAGGTCAGGGTAAGAGCGAAGCAGGCCAAAGTTATCAGGCCTCGCCTCGCCATTCCTCGCTATGTTCGTCTGCCCCTTCAAGCTGTTGTTTGGTGACGTCTTGCTGTTTCCTGCAGCAGCGTTGGTATTAGGCTGCTTTATTAACCCATTCATTATCTTCTGGGTGAATTTGATGGGGTTAAAGTGCTCAAGCGGATTCAGTAGCGTGCCAACCAGGCCGCCACTTTTCGGCTGGTCAAAGATGATTACGCGGTCGCTATGCTGCAGAGTTATGCCAACTTCATCATCATCCCTGAGCTCCTTGCCATTCACATTGAGGCGCATCTCAGCATGCAAGGTAGATTCAGCCAGCCAGTCGCTAAGCAATGTTCCCGCAGGCACTTCCACGCGCTCTTTCGGTAGTCCCGGAACACGTTGAATCTCGATCACTGGCATACGAATAAAACTCCACTCTGGTAAACAGTTTCTGGATGGTGCGGAGGTGGTCAGATCGAACGTGACCATTCTCGCCACGGCTATGTAGCGCGCGACCATCAATCACAAGGCCAACATGCACCGGCCGCGTCCCGTAGTAGGCAACAAACATATCGCCTTCGCTGAATGAATGACCCTTGCGCCAGTAGACAATCTCGCTGAAAAAGCATGTGGTGAACTCGCTGCATGCCTCATAACCAGGCACGTCGTGCAACTCAATGCCAAGCACATGCCGGTAATACAAAACGATCAATCCCCAGCAGTCTGCGCCCTCAAAACTGCAGGCACGGTTATGCCAGGACATCCCTTCAACCCTTTGGAGAAACTCATCTTTAAGCATTCTGGAGTCCGGGGAATTCTTCGATGTTGTAGGGGCGCCCAACGTTGTTGTTAACCGGGTTTTTGAGGGTCAGCGAGCATGTAACATCGTTATGGTCCATTGAGACGTCGGACACATAGAGCGTCCATGGCTTAAGTGGAGTGTTCATATCACGGGCATCGAATTGCTGGTAAGTGGCCGAAATTGGAGTGAGCCGCCCGTAAGCCTTCCATGACTTAAGCTTCTGCTTAAAATCCTGAGCAAGCCTCCCAAATTTTACCGATGTATCAATAACCGGCGTGCTGCTTTGCTGGCTTTCAATCACCTCCATCCTGCATGGTTGGTATATCTGACCAGCAAATGTTTTCGGGAATATTTGCCGGTTAACCAGACGAACATAGCCAAATACCGGGCTATAAAAGGTCAGCGTGTCATACAGAATCTGGTTAGGCCGCTGGCTTTTCACCTCTCTGAATGTCGGCATTACGGCACCCTCGGCAGCGATTCCGGATCACGATTATCCGGATAACCTGTAACCACAATATCCAGCCAACGGGCCCACGGCGGCGGCAACTCGATAAGGATGTCATCAAAGTCATCATCGGAGTTTTTCAGCTCGCGAGCGATTACCGCTCCTGTCCAGGTGAATGTTGAACCACTCTGGTTCCACGTGGGGTATGCAGTGAAGTGCAGCTCCTGCTCTTCCAGCCCCGTGTCTCCAGTGCCCGTAGATATGGGCATGCTGAACCATTGATTGGCGTTATCCAGATAGTTGGGGCTTCTCAGCCACTGATAAAACGCTCTGTGCTGCGCTGAGGTGAATATCCATGTCAGGTTAAACGATGCCTTCAGGTCATCCGTCATCTTTTGGAAGATTGGCGCACCTACTTGTGGCTGGTCGGTGCGAAATCCCGTGTCATTGGTTACGTTCTTATTCGACTTCTGCGCGAGAGGAAGCCAGTCAGGGTAAGGTATTGCCATGGTTATCCTCTTGTTTTGCGTGGAGCCTGGAAGTTGCTCGTCAGCGCATTGCTGATTCTCCCTCCCTGATTAAGATCTGCGACAATAACGTCAATCGTCACGCCATTACCGTCATTGCTTGTCTGTGCATCAACCGTTGCTGACGTGTAATTCTGGATATTGATGACCACGCCTCCAGATGCCGACGCGCTGCCACCGCCTGAACTCAGATCTTTGTTGCTGATAACAGAACCGTTATCACCGGGGATCATGTACTGGCTGCCATTGCTGGCCCGGTAGATTTCAGGCATACCGCCCTCACCTACCTGGTACATTGAGCCAGCAGATACCGGACCGCCGTTCTTACGCTTGCCAGCTATCGAGCCTGACAATGCCATGACACCGAGTAATGCCGCCAGACCAACAACGGCGGCACCACCAAACGAACCAATAGATGCTACCAGTGCAGCCGGAGTCCATGCTGCCAGCGTCGTTCCTGCCGCCGTAGTGCTTGCTGCCGTTGTCGTCGCTGTACCAGCAACAGAAGCGGCCGTGGTGGTAGCAACAGCTGTCGTTTGCGCTGCGGCGCCCATTACTGCCGATTTCACCCACTCAGCGCCCATCTGGACGAAGGAGTTAATCAGGCTGTTAATGGCGTTGCTTGCAAGAGATGACATGGCCTCTTCGGCGGTCATGCTTCCGGTAACCATTCCTGTAAAGGCATTGGAAGCATTGCCAGCTAGCGAATCAAATGACGCGGCAACGGCTTCGTTACCAGCACTCTGGTTACGCCACATCGTCCACATTGCTGTGGTGCGCTGCTGGTCATACTGAAGATTGAGAGAATTTCGCAGCGCCAGACTTTGCTGCTCGGTGAGTACCTTCTGGTTTTCGAACTGCTGTATAAGCGCGAGTTTCTGCGCGTTCTCGTTTGCGAGCGCCTGAACCGGGTCAACTGTAGCTGCGGCGGCTTGCTGCGGCGTCACGGCTGACTTAGCGTTAGCTTGTGCGATTTGCTCCGAATAACTGGCCGCGATATCTGCCCTGCGCTTCTGGCTTTGCTCGAAGCTGATATCACCCGCTGCCAGTTGTCGCTGAACCTGCGCCAGATCCAAATCACGCTGACGGGATGCGTTTGCCAGCGAGTCCTGTTCAAGTGCAGCCTTTTTGTCAGCCGCGCGCTGCTGGATGTCGAATATCTGCCCTGCCTGTTGCGATGCCCGTTCGATCTGCTGAGCACTTGCACCTGCATCCAAGTCCTGAATAGCGGAAAGCTGCGCCGCTTCACGTTTGAGTCCGCGGAATTGCAGTTCAGCAACAGCGGCTTGATCCGTGAGCTCTTTGAGTGATTTCTGGCGACGCTTTTCAGCCCGCTCTGCCTGAGATTCAGCTTTAGCTGTTTCTTTGGTGGCATTGGTGCGTGATTTCTCTGCTTCCTGCAAATCGTATTGTTGCGCCGCAAGGTCACCGGCTGAGTTCACCTGGTTGACGTTACCGCCCTTCTGGGTTGCTTCCATCCGTGCTTTGGTCACGGCGCGCAGGCGCTTATCGGTAATGGCAAGCAGCGCATTTTCGTCTTCAAGTTGCTTATTAAACTCGTCCGCCTTTTCACTGCGGGGAATTTCTAGGCTGGTTGAGTTGAATTTATCCTTCGCCCTATTGGCAATGTTCAGAGCGGTGCCAAACTGATTCATCAATCCGGCAGCTACGCCAGCGGCTTCACCATCGCGCTTTAACAAATCGATGCCCGTTACCAATGTGCCGTTCATCTGCGCGCGCAGAATGCCGACTTTGCTGATTGTCTGGCTCAGTTTTGTTTCAGCAGTGTCAACTTCGCCCGTGGCGATCGCTACTTTGCGGCGGATATCTGCAAGCTTTGTTGCATAGCCACCTTCATAGCCAAATTTACTTGCCAGCCCCTGATATTCAGCTTCTTCGGATTTGAGTTCACTTACGCTTTCACGCAGATCGTCGAGGTTTTTCCCCTGGTCAATAATGGACTGCTGAGCTTTTGCAATTTCAGCGCCCAACTGCACCTGGTTCATTTCTTTCATGCGTGAAATGACGCCATCCAGCTTGTCGGCGAAGTCGATGCTTTCCTGTTTAGCCTGCTGGGCTTTCTGGAAGAAATAGAACAATGCAGCGCCCGCAAGGAACGCAGCGCCAGCGGGCCCCCCTACCAGAGATAGTGCACCACGCAACACGCCAGCAGAAGTTGATGCTGCACTTGCGGCAACTGCTGCGGCTTCTTGTGATGCGATATAGCGGGCATTAGCTGCTGTCGCCACGCCGGTTGCATCAGCCGCTGCAATTCTTGCGGAGCTAACCTGTGCTTCTGCTGCTGAAATTGACGTTGCGCGAGCTGTTGCTGTTACTGCTTCAGCTGCTGCCAATCTGGCGTTTAGCGCTACTGATGCCTGCTGTAGTTGAGCCATTCGTGTAGCTGTTGCGATTCGACCTTGCTCGGTGATTTGCGCGCGCAGGCGCTGAGCCTCAAGCGCCTTTTCCGATTCAATCTGCTGAATGTTCAGACGAATAGAGTTTGCTTCGGCTTGCGCCAGTTGAACCTCTGATGCAACCGATGCCTGCGTAGCCCGCATGGTTGCCAGTCGACCCTCAGCTAATTGCAATGCCTGAATGGTTGCTGCTTTCTCAACCTGTGTAAGTCGCAATTTAGCGGCGGCCTCAAGCTCAGCATCTTTAGCAGCCACTGCGGCGGCTTTTGATGCAGCGACACTGGCAACTGTGTCTTTCACCTTGGCAGCTGTCGCCATCGTCAGAGCGGCCACGTAACGACTGCCCATTACGCCAGCAAGTGCAATCAGTGCACCGCTAAGGATTTCGAGATTTTCAGAAACAGCGATTACGGAATCACGAAAGCCGATGGCGAAAGATTGCACGGTTGTGTTCTCGCCAAAGAATTTGGTGATGTTGTTACCGGCTACAAGCAAGCCCTTCGAGATGCTGACGGTCGTTTTAGCAAATTCCTGACCAATTTTGTCGCCCTGAGACAGCAATCCGTTGACGATCACATCGGTGGTTAATTTGCCCTGAGCCGCCATTGCTCTCAGTTGGCCTAGGCCAACGCCTAAAGAGTCAGCAAGGGCTATTGCCAGGCGACTACCCTGCTCTGAAACAGAGTTGAATTCTTCGCCGCGCAAAACGCCAGAGGCGATACCTTGCGAAAGCTGGATAATGGCGTTTTCCGCTTCCTGTGCCGTGGCACCAGAGACACCGAAGCCTTGGTTGATGATGGTCGTGAGGCGGGTCAAATCTTGCGCGCTGGTATTGTATGCACGCGTGCCGCGCTCAAGTCTCGAATACAGTGTTGCGGTTGCGTTCAGGCTGGATTGTGTTGCCTGCGAGATATCGAAAATACGCTGCATTACATCAACCTGCTGCTCACCGGCTCGCAGGGAGTTGGATAGTTTGTTGTTCAGCTCAGTCCAGGCATCGGCATAACTGGCGATCTGCTGAACCGAAAGTGCAGCAATCAAACCCTTGGCTACGCCAGTGAGGGATGACATGGTTCGCTGCATTGAAGCAACAGAACGCTCAGTTCTGTTAACGCTAGCCTCAAGCCTCCCCATGCTGCCGCCCATGCCATTGAGTGCGGCGTCAACCTGGCGGCGGGCTGCCAGCAGCTTTGCGGTATCCATATCCACTTCATAAATGATGCTGCCTGCGTTTAATGTGCCTGGCATTCGCTATTCCTCGGGCATAAAAAAACCCCGCCTGAGCGAGGTTTAGTTGTTTGGTATTTTTCTGTTAGTCAGAGGCCAATCCAGAGCGACTATTTATTTCCGATTCCGACATTGAGTATTTTGATACTTTGTTGCCATCAAAAAGTATTACCAGCTCTTTTTTAGTTCCGGTCACAGTATTATTGAATAATCCATAAAACGGTATAAATGCCTTTCCACTTACTTTGGCTCTAGCAAATGCATACTTCCACACTTCATTGCCACCATCGGTAAAGGTGACGCCATCCGGGGATCCAAAGGCTAGTTTTACTTCTGCCTTAGTCGTAACACCCTCTTTGATTTTGTTTTGCATGCTAACTTCTGTTTCTTTTTGCAGCTTTTTATTCCCAGACGAGGCACACCCTGCCAGCAAAACCGCAACCATAGCGGCAACAACGATTTTTTTCATTTAGTCCATATCCATATGAGTAACAAGTAACTTGATCCTAAAGGTAAACTGATGCAAAGGAAAGCAAGAAACCCGCATTTAAGCGGGTTGGGCATGCTGCGATGAAGCTAATCTGCTAATCGATGGCCGGGCCAATAACCTTCTTTAGCCGGTCATGAATATCACTAGCGGCAATGAAATCGTGGCTTATTTCTTTCATGATTGGATATCCCTCACTGCTAAGAAGTTCAATCCAATACATATACTCATCATTCCCTGTGTCGCTTTCACACACCACTGAAGTGAAGTTGAGTGTCACACAGTCCCCCTGAATAACATGGCGGCTTTTCGCGAGCAATGCGTCACCGAGCACTGATAATGTCATAAATACCCCCTTAAATTCCGACCAATGCGAGAAGTTTTCCGAACTGCGATTTGTAGAAGTGGGGCTGTGTTTCCCGCGGATTGCGATCACTCGTCACGTTCTTACCAAAGCGCAAACCTGACTCTGTAACGTTCCAGAATTCCTTCTCTCCACCCTTGCTGCTTGGGCGTTTCATTTTCTCAATGACACCGGAATTTTCTAACAACTTGTTCACGCTGGCAGCTGACTTTGAAATACCGGTCATTTTTAACAGGGTAGTTAAGGAGAAAGTTGCGTCACTGGAATCTCCTCCGTCAGCAGAGTCAGCAGCATACCCAGGCAAAAGATCCGGCAATTTGTGAGCATCCACTGCCTTCCGAAGCATTCCCAGCGTTCCAGACTGCGGTAAGTGGAGCAAGCGAGATGCCACTTCAACAAATAGAAGGCTGTCAGCAAGTGCCGATGGCGCAAGCGAGGCAACTCCGACCTCTCTCTCGTGCAGTTTATCGATCACTTTCATGCGCAGAACTGCACTGTAACCGGTGAGCAAGCATTCAACGTGGCGACGATCAAGACAATACTCGGTCTGCTGGCGGTTCATGCTGTCGAAATAGATATGTCCAAAACTGGACGCATCTTCGTTAAGGTCAGTGAGCATGTTTTCGATATCGCGCTTAACATGTTGATGCTGCTTACCGGTCAGCTCCGCGATCTCGCGGCTGGACATGGTGACAGCGTGATGATGATTTGCTACATTGAAACCAGTTGATGATGATTGTTGCATGTAAGACTCCAATCAGTAATTGATGTAAGCCGCCAACTCCACATTGGCGGTTTTTCTTTTTGCGCCGTCCTGTGCGCCCATCAATGTAACTCCTTACTCCCATTCAGCAGCGCCAGCATCGGCTCGGCGGTACGAACAACGAAATTTTTGTGATCTAAATCCTGCGATTCACGCATTAGTGCCGCGCGATTTTTATCAATCATGTAGCGGGTTTCGTTTGCCATGTCGTAAAGCGTGCCGGTGAACTTGGAACCGATATCTTTCATCGCCGGGTATAGCGCTTTGCTCATGCGCTGACTTTTCTCCATCCACACCTGCATGTAGCAGAGGTTGATGATTTCCTCATCACTGAACTGCTTTGCGATTGGCGATTGAGTGACTTCCTGATCCAGCACATCAAGCACCCATTGGCGGAATTCTTTGGCTTTCGGTGTGCGAGCAAACATCGCAATTAAGTGCGCACCGCGAAGAGAAAACGCACGAACCATCTGCTCACCATAGGGGGTGGTCACTTTGACCACCCCTGTCATTTTCTCAGTAAATTCATCGGCATGACGCGAGTAAATTCGCTGGACTGCTTTATCGTCTGCATACTGAAGCGCATAACCAATTTGGCTAGCGGTCAACCAAGTGTCTTCGATACTTGCTACAGGTTGCAGATGAATACCTTGGAAGTTGAGATCTGTTTTAGCTACAATGTTCATGTTGGTTTTCTCCGAGATTACTGACATAGAGGCCCGGTTAGTGTTAGCGCACTCCCGGGCTTCGCATTTTTCATGCCTCAACATTTTTACATCCCACTAATCCGTATGCCTTCCTCAGTTGATAAATAACCTCAGTGTTGAAATGACGGCTCTGCTGCTCACCATTTGCTTCAATAGCGCGCTTGATATCTTGTGGAATGCGAATCTTGCGCTGATACATATCTTTAGCTCTTTCCATTCTTTTTCTCCATAATGCCCCACCGTGGGACGCAATCAGTGTCACACCGTGCGTCATTGATGTCAACCCCACCGTGGGGCATAATTTTTGAAGTTGATAAATTTGTCTAACAGTGGAATTAGAATGAGCCGTGAAGACCCACAATTCAGAATCAGGTTGCCTGCTGATTTAAAAGAAAAAATCGAGGATTCAGCGAAGGGGAACAATCGCTCATTAAATGCAGAGATCGTATACAGGCTTGATGCAAGCTTTATTAGTGAGCTACCAACAGATCAGCTTGTTTCTGCAGAAGACGCCCTTCTAATCGTGGCAAGAGCCAAAGAAGAGCTATCTGAAACTATTTTCAAACGCACCTTTGCAGTGATAAACGAGAAAATCAGAATTGGACATACCACTTTTCATGTCGATCTAGACGACTTGGATTTAGATGGACTAAATGATGATGATTTCGTAACCGTTTTCGATTCGACATTCTCACGCCTTAAATCCCTAGGTTATGAAATATGGGAAAAAACATGGGACGCTGGCGGTTTCATGGTTGAAATACCCAATAAATAGCAACAAAAAGCCCACCTGAGTGGGCTATCCGGCTTTTGCCAACTTCCTCGCCTTTTTAGCCATATAGTCATCTGCAACTGCGTCATACTCTTCGCGCGTGAATCCTTTCTGGTCTGGGTATTTGGCGTTCAGCATGTGCTGAAATTCGGTCATAGTCAGCTGCTCGGCTTCTTGTCTGCTGATACCAAAATGGTTGCGTGCAGCGCTGATGTATTCGAAGGCGGAGAACTCAGATGTTCCGGCGCTGCTCTCGTGTCGCTGTAACTGGCGCACCTTAGCTTTACCGATAATGCCGTGAGTGATGAGAGATTGGGCTATCAGCAGAATTTCGAAATCACCCATAGGGCCAGCGCGGCGCTTAAATGCCCTTCCTTTAGCTTTTGCCGGACGAATCTCACCAACTAGCGGTGACAGGTCACTATCGCTACATGCCTCCATCACAGAAAGTGCTGCCATTAATGCGCGCTTGCCGTATGAGCTGGTGCAGACATGCTCGATAAGCCATGCTGGAATGTGTCCGTATGCTGATGCTGCGCGTTCGACCAGCGGCGTCACCTCATCGCTGTGCAAATCGTAGAATGCCTGCACGATATCCTGTGGCTCACCAATGCGCATCATATTGGCGAATGATGGGCGAAACATGTAATCAGTGTCATGCGTAGATACCAGGCACTCGCCAATCTCTTTCATCGGGGTCATAGGTTAATCCGGTAAGAATCATTTTCGGGGCCACCAGGTGGAAGCCCCTGAAATGACTACTACTATGCGGTGACAGTCACTGCGGTAGTGCCAACCATCGCACCATCGGTTGTGGTGAAAGTCGCGTTGCCGTTGCCAGCCGCTACGCCGGTGATAAGGCCTGATGTGCTGATGGTGAACTTCGATGGATCGGAAGACGCCCACACACCAGATTTATCCGTCGCATCACTTGGAGCCACTGCTGCTGTCAACTGACGAGTGGCGCCCACAGCAACAGAGGTTGTCGCAGGCGTCAGAGTTACGCCAGTAACAGGCACTTCGTTATCGGTGTCGATCACCTGAATAGTATCCGCATTAGCAACTTTGAACTCGGTAGAGAACGTGATGATGTCGTTAGTGCCGCCATCAGAGCTCAATGCGTTGATCAGCATGTATCCGATGAAGGTAACCGGCCCGAACTCCATGCGCACCCAAAGCGTTGGCTGGCGCGTCGCCTGAATTTCGGTGTTGAAGTATTTAATCAATCGACCTACGCCATACTGATCTAGCTTGTCATTGCGGCGCACCTCACCTTCAAAAGAGATGGTGAAGTCAGCATTGGTTACGATGTTTTCAACATAGCCTTTGGTGTCATCGGCATCCGATGTCACGCTGTTCGGCGAGAAATCGAAGCCTTTACTGGTGCCAGCAGCCAGAGCTTTCCACTCCGACTCCAGCGGTACCGCATCGGCGCAGCCATCTGCTACTTCGAGCACAATGGCGCGGCCAAACAACTTGGTGTTGTCCGTTGGGCAATTTGCTGCCATGGGTAATTCCTCTTTGGTGTTATCGGCTATTCGCCGTACTTGATTGCAAACTGAAGCCGATAGACCAGGCGGCCTTCGGTTGTGAGAACGGGCGCGGGGATTCCGCCAAAGTTTTCGATATAGCCGATACAACTATCTGAAATGGGGTTGCTCTGAATGCTGCTGATAATCTGCTGCACACGCTCATCTACCGCTCCATTGCCACCTTTCGCACCAATCACGTCAACCATCACGTAATATTCGGCACCTAGCTCATCACGAATAGACGATCCGCCATTCGGGCGGAATACCATGAAGGTGTCAGTCAGCTTTCCACTGTCATTCCACATCAACAGCTGCGTGGTGAATCCAGCTGTCAGGCCAGCATCAACAAAGTGATTGCGAACGCGGGTATGCATTGGAGGATTCAAAATGACATCTCCCTGGCTATTACCCTGTCAATCACATCGCGGCTTTCTTCGAACCCTTTAGTCAGGAATTCTTTCTCAGCCGTGGCGCGTCGGAACCGCTGCGGATTTGCCGGGTCATGCACGTAAGCGGCGTATGAGGCGGTATAACCGACCCGCCCGGTGATGCGCGCGCCATTAACGACGATTTCCCGGAACTGGCTGTTGAGCAGATATGACGTATCGATTGGTGTGTAGATGGCAGCCTGTGATGCGCCGACGATCATCGCGCCGGTGAGAGCGCGGACAATACGCCGGTCCTGAATGTTATCGATAGCGCGGTTAACGTTGCGTGAAACCTGCCTGATGCCTTTTACTTTCACGCCCATGACTATACTCCAGTAATTATCGCGAAATCGTCTGCCATACGCTCAAAGGTGTCTGCATAGCGAATCGCTTGCATCACCTCGTCGGCACCGGCCGCAATCGGGTCAGGCTCAGCAGAAACGCCAATCAGCAGGTAATCGCCGGTGTCAGCCAGCGCATACTCTGTCCACACGGTGTTTTTGACCACCTTTTCGCCGCCGATGTCACCGAGTCGCTTCGATAGCCCACCCTGATAATCACAGGCAATCACCAGCGGCGGTTCGAATACAGGGTCGTTATAATCACCACTCGAGCCTGAACGCTTCCAGATCGTCGCCTGAGCGGTGTATGACCAACTGGCTAGTGAGCTCAATGCTATTTCCTCCAGTTGGTCACTGCGGGATTCTCAGCAGCAATGCGTGGGCAGTTGATTACCCATTCGCCGCTACTGTTCACGTAGCCGGATGTCTGCCGACCGTTTGACGTCTTCACCCACACTCGCTCGAATGGTTTTGGCGGTTGTGATGCTGGTAGCCAGCTCATCGCTTATCACCACACATGCAACCACCCTTTCCAATCCAGATACCGGCAAAAGCCTGCTGAGTCGGATCTGCAGGTATCAAACCAGACGCGCAACCGAACTTATCCAGACCTCGAAGTAATCCGAGAGAGCCCTTCCACCGATCGGCGAAGGAGCCGTAACGAAATGACCGCGACGCACCAGATGGGGCTGACTGAGAGCTGATGTATTTATCGCCCTGCCCCAGCCCCATCAGTCCTAATAGGTATATCTGAATCAGTAACGCTGTCGCTGGCGTGTAGTTAGCGTCAAGACACTCCTGAATGCTGTTGGCCTGCTCAACCAGCGCCGCTAAGATGAAATCTGGCAGCGTAATGCCCTGGCTCACCAGATAATCTTTTGCCTGTTCCTGGGTAACCATGAATACCTCTTAGCCCTGCCTGAACAGGGCATAAAAAAACCGCCTTTAGCGGCGGCTGTTATTCAGCGGGGAAAAGCTTTTCAAGCTCACCATCAGGCAGTAACTCCGAGAGCTTTTCAACACCTAGGTTGCCTTTATGCTCAATGCCCAACTCATCAAGCCGCGCAGTGATCGCATCTTTACGTGCTTTATTGTCACTGGTCGCAGTTGGCGTTGCCGGTGTCAGTGCAGATGATGCTTTATCCGATAGCTTACGGACGTGTGATTTCAGCGACGGGTGTACGGTGTTTAGTTCAACCACGTCACCCTTTGCCACGCCGTGCCACGGCTTAATCACTTCGTATTTGTCAGCCATGATTGCTCCTTAAGCTAGGTTAGCGCCGTAGACCACGCCGGACAGGCCTTCGCCATCCTTCTTAATCTGCAAACCTTCTGCAGACATGATCTGGAAGTTGTAATTGCTCTGCGGCATCGGGCGCGGCAGAGGCACAACACCAACAGCCATACCAACCAGCGGAGAAATCACGTCCTGACGACGCTCATAGGCGATGAACTCATTGCCTGACAATGCGTAGGTCATCTGAATGGACTTAACCGGGATGAATTTGCTGATCGCATCCAGTACGGTACCGCTTAGGATTGCATTGGTGCCGGTGTTGATGTCGACCAGATACGGCTTAGCCATGTTCGCCCAGATTTCAGGGCTGACCCACATTTTGTCGTAAGCGGTAACTTTGTTGGTGCGTGCATTCACGCCGAACGGACCAACCGGACCAAAGAACGCCAGCAGCTGCGCCGGGTTTGCTGTGGTCAGATCAATGTTCGCGCCGCCCGCGCCGCTACCCAGATTAATTTTCTGAGTGTTGCGGTGGTTTTTAATGCCCTGCGCTTTATAGCCATCAACAGAAATGGATGCATCGCCGTTCAGGTAGAAATTGACGCGCTTTTTGTGGAACTTGCGCATCTTAGCGGCCTGAGAGTCCAGAGCAAGATCGATACCGACAGTGCTCAGGCCAGCAGCGTGACGCCAGTTGACGCCATAACCGGCAGTAAATACAGGAATCGGATCGCCATCAGAACCGAATTCAGTGTGGTCAAAGGAATATGGCGCCTGACCATCGATGCTGATTGAAACGTCATCAGCGATATCGCCAGACACGTTATACAACTTCGCGGTTTTGCCGATCGGCAGAACGGTTTGGACGCCCATCAGGTCATTGACGATTTCCATGCCAATTTCCTGATCGCGCATCTGGATAATCTGGCGGTCAATCTCAGCCCAGAATTCGCGAGTGAAGCCGCCGATGGCATTCGCTGCCAGCATTTCATGCGTCATGCGCGTGCGAAACGCGTTGACCATCATGTCGTGCTGGGCATTGAAGATGTCACGGTTCGCCCACAGCTCGTTCCAGTGTCCGCGCAGTCGGCTGTTAGCAGCCAGTGTTTCAGCGGTAAAATACATTCTTATTCTCCTGATTAAGCGCCAGCGGTAACGGTGCCAACGCGCGTACGAACACGGATGAAATCAAAGGTGCTCGCGGCAATAGTTGCTTCATCCTGGCTGTAGCCGATCACCGAGTCGGTGTCTTCAGTTGCCAGAGTGAAGTTGCCATTGGTGCCGAGCTTGATAGGGGAATCCTTTTCATAGGTTCCCGGCACACAGCGCAGAGCGAGCTCACGACCTTCTTCGACGTAATTACCCACTGCGGAGTCACCAGCCGGTACCGCCTCGGTGATATTTAGACCTTGGTGGTAAGCAACGTCGATGATGTAGATTCGACCAGTCAGCGCGGTGGCCTGCGCGAACTCATTGTCGTCATTGATGACTGCCGCTGAGCCCGGCTGCAATGCTGCAGCGGTAACGCGGGTTTCGGTCTTGTACAGAGACTGACCGTCGATATTAACGCGACGATAACGTGCCATTACGCAGCACCTCCAAAGTAAGCAGCCGGATCAGGTGCGCCGGTTACAGGTGGATTTTTGGCATTGTTAGCGCCGATCTGGGTGGCCTCACCCATTTTGCTGAACATCTCTTTCAGCGCTTCGCCTGTCAGCGCATTGGCAATAATTTCGCCGTGCACCTCTTTAACTGCATCGCGCATGGTCTGCTCTTCGGCGCGTGAGTTGGCTGTCAGCGTTTCCGACAGCTTTTCTTGGTTGGCCTGGAGCGCATCAACTTTGTCAGAGAGCGGCTTAATTGCCTTCTCGGTATTGGTCGCCACAGCCTCGCTAACCATGCTGCCGATTTGTTCGAGTTCTTCTTTGGTTAAAGGCATGTCGCCCTCCGTTTGGTGGTTTGTTGCAGGAGCTTCCTGCGGAGTGAATAGTGATTTGAATTTGTTGGCAGCGATTGCCACCCATGATTCCTGACGAGCAACCTTTGAACCGACATCATCGAAAGTGATTTTCCCGCCGTCGCTGCTGTAACCGTAAACCTGTGCGTCGCCGCCGTTACGAATCACGATCGCCTGAGAATCTGTGAAGTCAGCAATCCACGCGTAGTCGTCCGGGCCGGTAACAAACTTGTCGCGGGCAGCTTGTTCGATACGGCGCTCACGCTCGCGGTAGGATTCGCCAACCAGTGCGCCAGAGTTGGCCTTGAGTGATTTGGCCTGGTCCGCGTTAACCATCAGGCCAACACCTTGTTCCGGCTGTGCGGCGCCTACCTCATGCAGCAGGATTGCGTCATGGTCCATTGCATTAATCTTCGCTACCCACTCGATGCCCTGAGCCTTTTGCTCTTCATTGGCCTCCAGCTGCTCAAGGAATACAGCGACGCTGGTATGAATCGGGGGAACATCTTCGCCCCGCTCAATGGCTGCCACGCGCTCCAGAAGCTCACGACCGCCATCGCTTTGATTGGCAACAACGGTGTCTACCCACTTCTCTGCGTAAATACGGTTGCCGGATTTCTTCACATTGCGGTTCCATGCGCCGATGTGACCGGCGTTGATGCCTTCAGGTGAGAATGCGGAAACAAACTGTCCGTCTACGGTAGGGTGCCCAAGCGGTGCCAATGTGCCTTCCAGCCCCTGATAGTGGGCGTCAATTTCTGCCGCCGAATACAGACCGCCGTTCATCACAACGTTCGCCGGAAGCGTGTAACTCGGCAGTACCAGATGCGCGCGGCCGTTATGCGTTTCGCGGCGAATAGCCTGACTGTTCACCTTGGTGGTGACGTTGACCTGCATAGTCATGGTTATCTCTCGATTAAGCCGCGTGCTTATGTCCGCAGCAGTGATGTGATTGGTTTGCGGCTAGTGACTTCCACTGCCTGAATTCTTTCTGCGCCATCTCGACAACCTTCGAATTAACCGGGTTGCCCTTGGCATCAACCAGCACCTCGACCTGAGAGCATTTGCAATTGATCGCATTCGCTCCGGTGGCATACCACGCCCTGACCTCTTCGACTGTGTAGATGTGAGCATGGCGGAATGCGTGAGACTGGCGCGTTGTCGGGCTTAGTGCAGAGAAATGCATGAGCCGGATATTCAGCCCGAGGTTTTTCTTTGCTTCGTCAGCCTCATCCCATCTGGCCCTGCGGAGCGCTGTAGTCAGCTCAGTGCGAGCTATGGTGTTAGCCCTGCGCGATTCAATGCCTACCTGATTTCTAAGATTGCGAGCCACTACCGATGGATGCAGACCTCGCCCCATGCCATCTGTCAGCACGCGAGCCATGTTGCGCCTTGTCTCAGCTGACAGCCCTTTCATCTCCTCAAACTCGCGCGCGTAGACCAGCGACATTCGACGCTGATACGGCTCGCTAAGCAGAAGTGACTGAAGTGATTGCCGGTCAGCGAGGTACGTTGCAGACTGCTGCGAAAGGTTTGCAAAGGTCTGCGCTGTACCGCGCACCACCGCTGCCTCAACATAGGTTTCAGTGAACCAGTTGTGATTCTGGTCTCCCTCTAGAAGAACGGAGTCCGTAAGCACGCTGGCATCATTGAGCGTCATGGTGAGAATCAGAGGGTCGATCTGGTATTCGTAGCTGGCGTTAACGACGAGTGTTGCTGGGAACCGGTCAAGAGCGGCTATGTAGGCTTTGCCGATCCGTTTCATGCGGCTGGCGAAATCCTTCATCGCCTTACGCTCTAACCGGTCGATGCCGGTCGGGTCTTGCTTATTGCTGGGCAGAATCGCCGGTTTGGGCGTTGTCGTCCTCTTCACCATCATCAATCTCCGGCAATGGTTCGCTGCCGCCCGGTTCATAACCTGCAGCAACGCGGATTTCATCAACCGTGAAAACCTGCTCACCTGACGCTAGCGATGTCTGATTGATGCTGCTCATCTTGGTTGCGCTATCCAGCTTGTCAGATGGTGACTGCTCGTTGAGCTCATCCCACACGATGCTGAACTTGCCGATCGGCTTGATGATTTGCAGATAGGTCAGCTTGTCGACCATGTCCTCGATATCGAACGACAGATCGCCACGTCGTGACTGACAGCGCCCATTGAAGTAAATCTGGTCTTCAGTGCTGGCGCGTTCACCTGACTGATTACCAACGATGATGCGCGATGGCATATCCACGGATGAGCTGAATGTCTTCAGGTTGACGTCGTAGGTTGGCGATGGGTCAGCGACGGCTGATACCAGAGGTGTAACCGTCGCACCCTGAGTTGTCAGCGTGGTGTCATTACCTCGGTTAACCTCGACCGCTACCTCATCAAAGCGTGTCTGTAACTCATTGACGCTAACGCCATACAGTGAGGCAATATTGTTGAAGTCGATGTCTTTATCGAAGTTGATATTGAGCTGGCGCGCGGCGTTCTTCAGGAATGACTCACCGGAACCACCTTCGACTTTTTCAAGGCTAACGCAGGCATTATAGCCCGGCTCCAGGAAGCCGATTTCATCATCCGACATGTCACCGATAATCAGAAGGCGATCTGGATGAATGTCACGCTGGGCTGTGCTGCCGTCAGATAACGATTCGTTGTACTGCCACATCGTGATGGCGCCATTATTGTCACGGCTACCAACCCTCAGTGCGCTGGCCCATACCGGGGTTATCTTCTGCAGCGCCTTGCCTTTGATAGCTGACTGGTCCCAATTCTTGCTATCTCTTATATGCAGCAAGATGCCAGCCCAGCGACCAACAAGACGCCGTGTATCGGCTTTGGCAAATGTGCGCCAGAACCGGTGAGTGAACACCTGATTACTGGCCTTTTCCCATGCAGTTAACTCGCGAGAATCATCGGACTGTTCACCCTCGATCACCTGCGGGTTAGTCTTCCAGCAGTTCGAAACGAGTTTATTGACCGCTCCGTGAGCGATGCCGCCGCGCCGGTATAGTTTGTACAGGTCATGGAATGACAGGTCGTCTTTGAAGCCGTATTCGCACCAAGCACTTTCACGCTTGGCATCCAATCCCATGCCGGGGTTGATTAGCATTGCGCGCGCACGGGCAAGCCTGACGTCATTCAGCGCGTGATTGACGGCTAGTGTTAATTTGTCAGTCATGGTTTGTCCGTCGGTGGGGTTGAGGCAATAAAAAGGCCGCCTAAGCGACCTGTTAATTATTTGAAGGTTAAATTAGCATCCATTTTGAAGCTTCGAATTGCATCATACTTTTCTGCGAATGCTTGTGCCCGCTCATGCAATCTCTCATCGGTTAGCGTGCCTGATTTCTTATCGATGATGTAATCACGAAATGCCTCAAGCTCAACCTTATTGCCGTTTTCGATGAATAGCTGAACGATCGCTTGATGAAAGCGCATTTCATCGCCTTGGTGATAACTATCCCAGGTTTGAATATTTAGCCAGCGATCGAGTGGTGTGAAGTTATGCATAAAGCCCCCTTTAACTTATGAGGCGTTAAATTAGCATCAATATTTTCTGGTTTCACTTCGGTATCAATTTCTCAGGCGCTTTGGAATCATCATGCCCATCGTCTGAGCCTTACGCTTAATGTGACCATCTAGGCCGTAGCGAATGCCGTCCCAGCAGTGCTCATCACCATCTGCCAGCTTAGGCAGCACCTCGCCTGTAATGCGGTCGGTTTTGTATGACCACATCCGCGCTTCATGTGCCACGTTCTTGCAGCGAGGATGAATGATGATTTCGTCAAAGCCGCGCAAATGGGCGATGCCATCCTCAACGCTACCCTGCCACTTTTCAGCAGCTGATATTTTGAAGCCCTGCCGTTTGAGATAGCTGATTGTTTCTGGTCGCGCTGAGTCGGCCTTAATGGGCCATTCACGCGCGCCGGGGATCGTGTCGTACAGCGCTGGCATGTGGTCGAGTTCGGTTTGCTGACCGTAAGCCTCGTACTCAATATAGAGCCGGTTATGCAGGATAAACGAGCGCGTCAGCGTGTTCGGGTCTTTGGCGAAACCAAAGTCGGCGCCGAAGAACAGGCGATCGGCTTCTTGCCACAGTGCGTCGGAGAACTCAGCGATGCGGTATTTGCCAGCCAGCACCTGCTTATCTGAGTTTTCGAGGTAAGCACCTTCCCATACCCATGCGTAGGTTGCCGGATCGAGGCGGCGCTGGTCGTTCAGGCGCTCACCTTCAAGCACATCAGGGAACCACGGATTATCCGTGTAGTTCATCTCGACGGTAACGCAGTCTTCACCAGCCTCCTTGCGAAAGCGTTTATCCGTGGCGCTGCCATCGCGCTCAGGGTTCCACGTCACCCAAATCTCCGAGCCTTCCTCTCGAACGGTGGGGCTAAGCTTCTGCCAGGCGATTTCGCTCACTGATTCGGCTTCGTCCACCCAGCACAAAAGGATACGCGCTTTAGATTTGATGCTGTCGAGGTTATGCCGCAGGCCGGCGAAGACGTATGTCACCGTCTTGTCGATGGTGCGAATGTATTTCTCGCCGATGTCGAAGTTAGAAGCCAGCCACGGCACGCCAAGTATCGCCTGTTTCACTTCCTGCATGCTCGACTCTTCCAGAGAGTTCATGAACTCACGTGCGCACAGGATAACGCCGCTCTCGCCATTCATCATCGCCTGATACGCCTTCACTGCTGTCATCAGAGCAAAGGTGCGCGTCTTGGCGCTACCGCGACCACCATGCGAGCAGCGGTATCGTTTATTAACGGCAGTGAACAGTGGCGCTAGCTTAGCGGGGATCGGAAGTTGAACGGCCTCACTCATGCTTTTGGCTCAACAGGCAGAAGCTGGATTGTTGTTGGCTTTGGTGACATGCTGCCGTCAGATGATTTGTTATCGACTTCAGCCTTATCGCTATAGCCATGATTGGCTAGCATCAACTTTGTGATAGTGGCGTTGAATTCACCATTCAGCCCCTTGTTGATTAGCCCACGCTCCTGAAGAGTATTAATGTGCTCTAACGTGTCCTTAAACTCAGGGCTTTGCTTGCCATATTCATACGCCCTTGAGCGACTAATGCCTAAGTAACAGGCCATGCCCGCAACACTTGGCACGACGTCACCAACTGTTTCATAGCCGCCCAATAAGTATTCTTTAGCCTTTTCGAGACTCTCGGCAAGCTTACTTGGGCGACCTACTTTGTTTCCGGTCGCCATATTAGAATTTCCTGCTGGTCAGATGGATATAACCCTCGGCAATGGCGATATCGCCAACCGATGATTCATTGTGTTTATGCTGAAAAGTGAACTCAGTGAATGCAGTTTTCAGCACAAAATAAAAAACCGCCCAATGGCGGTTTAAATTTTAAAACTTAAGCTTTCCAAACTGCTCTTGAGCAATTCTTCTTTTTTCTTCCTGCGTACGAACCCTCTCTTGCTCTGCCGCTTGAGCTTGGGCGTGCGCTGCGAGCAACTGTTCGTCAGTTTCCTTACAGATGGCATTCAGGCTATCAATTTGATGCTGAATTTCATCTATACAACAGTTAACGATGATTTCTTTTCCAGCAATAGTAATTTCGCGTTTATGAAAATCCACCCTCTTTCTGTGAATTTTTTCAAACAATGCTTTCCATTCAACAGTAGCCATATTGTCAAGGATTAGGCGTCTTGTAGCTAATCCTTGCTCAGGGCTACTACCATTAATATCAATGCTTATGATCTTCACTTAATTGCTCCTAAAAGTTTACGCCTTAAGAGGGTATCCTTAGGATAAATCTTAGTGAAGCTATTTTATCTCACAGCAAGAGGTGCATCAAAGCGGAACTAAATAATCACTCTCCGCTTGGGATTACGACGATCTCAACAGAATCCATCGTCGAGCTTGTTTCATAGCTGGCATCGCCATTACTTATCAGGAAGTGCGCTCGCTCCAGCGCGTCGAGCACCGCTTGCTTGTTGTTCTCTTGTAAAAACTAGGTGACTTTTACATCTGGCGCTGACATCCGCAGTTTAAGCATGCTGTTCATAAATCAATCCTGATTGGAGTTTTCAGCATTGTAAGCCAGTTTCGCAACGCTTCACAGCGTGGTTAACCGCTATCCCTTGTCGGAGAGATTCATCATCAGGCGCACTCGCAAATGCGCCTTTTGATGATCACTCAGTCTTGCATTGAGAGACTAGCCCTACAAGATCAATAAAATCCTCGCAAAACTCTAAACGATGACCGTGATCGTCAACAAAGTTGTAATCATTAAATTGTTTTAATATTTCATTGGCGCTTTTGCCAACTAATGGAGAGTTAACAATTGATTCGTCAGCCTGTTTCATCTTCAAACCTTCATTCTGTAGGGTACGATTCTGCAACTTCCACCCTGGAGATTGCTTTTCATGGTGGAGGTATCTATCAATATTCTAGAGTTCCCGCCGCCATACACACGGCACTAATGAACGCACCTTCAAAGGGGCAGTATTTTGATGTGCATATCAAAAAAGCTGGCTTCCCTTATCGCAAAGTTGGGTGATTAACCAAGGTGAGTGAATAGCTCGCTTTTTTAATTACGGCACTGCTCAATGATGTACTGCTGTAGTGCCGCTATTTTTACTCGGTCTTCAATGATTCCGGCTCTGATATAGAGAACGTTTCGTCCAGCAATGTCAGAGAGTTCGACGGTGGCTCCATTGTCCAAGATGGCGGATCCGGCGGCTTGCTTCTGACAGTTACCTGCGACGAGCACCCGACCACCGCGATCAAGCTTGCGCTGCAAAGCATCATTTTCAGCTTTCGCACTGGCTAACTCCTTCGTGTATTTGGCATCCAGTGCAGCCACGTCGCGCTGGCGCACCTGCATGTCATCAATGGTGGCGTTAGCTGCCTGCAGATCGCCCTCTGCCTTGTCGCGCTGTTCTTTGTAGGCAATTGCATTGTCATGGTAATGATTTGCAAGCAACCCAGATCCAGCCAGCAGCAACATGACTACCGCGAGCACTATTAGAAGTGATCGCGTCATTTATCCAGTCCCCAGCACGTTAACTCTGATTCCTGGTCGCGCCGCTCTATCTGTCCGAAGCAATTATTCGAACGTATGCGGCAGTCTTTGCCGCCATCGAATATCCAGCGCTTCATCTCAGCGCATGCGCCCTTGCGATCGTCTGCATTGAGCTTGCGGTAGAACGTGGATGTTAGGCATTTACCGGGCCCGATGTTCCACGGGCAGAATGAGGCAATGCCGACCTTTTGCGGATTAGCCAGCGGCACGTGAACGCTCTTCTCCACCCACGCCAGCGCTTTGGCCTGCTCTGCCTTGTCGATAGCCTCACATTGGGCGGAGCTTAACTTCATGCCCTTCACTACCGACTTCCCATCAACGTGAGTGACGCCACCGCAGATAGTCCAGATACCGCCCGCGTCCTGGTATGCCGTCAGGCTGGAGCCTTCTTTCTCTTTCTGGAATTGTGACATCAGCGCCGGAGCAGATGCGCCCGCTGCAATCAGAGTCAGCATTGCAGCGCTCAGGCGCGATTTAAGCTGAGGCGATAAAGCCATATCTATTCCTTCGCAGCGTCAAGAACCTTGTTGATATCCCGAATGACCTCAGGTGATTGCCTGACCGCTGGTGTGTCGCCGCTGCCTTGCAGGTAATCGAGCACAGCCTGCGCGCGAACGCGATCTAACTCGATGCGTTCCCGCTCATTCTTACGCTCTTCCTCAATCGCCTTTCTCTTTAGCTTCTCAGTGCTGCGCTTATCCAGATACCCAAAGATGGCTATCACTAAGCCTGCCAGCGCGGTAATCATGTACACCCTATCGAGTGTCACTACTCCCGCAAGGCTCGAAAGAGTTGCCATCCAGGTGCCCCCGCTGATTGCCGCATCGGCATGTTGATTCATACGCGTCATACCTACCCCCTATATGCGGGGACCTGATCAATTAGGAGTTGTCTACTTTCTGAACTGAGCAAGTCCGGTTAGTCTTTTCTTGTCGAGAGAAAACACCGTTTCGCCGTTGGGTAGCCAATAAGAAAGAATCCGCCTGAGTGCGGATTTTTTTATGCATAAAAGACGCCCGATGCCACACAGGATAACGAGTTAGGTTGGCATGGGCGAAAATGAAAAAGGCCCACCGAAGTGAGCCTTTGATAATATTTCTTGTATCAGGCAGCGGTGATTTCTAACCGCTTACCCAGCGCTAAAAGCGCCTTTTGAATTGTGTCGATTTTGGTTGCGTGCTTCAGGTCAAAGATGCGCGTCACTTCCTGCTTTTTTACTCCCATGCGTGAAGCCAGATCAACCTGAGTTAAGCGGGAATCAATGAACGCATTAAGCATCATCACCTTTGCCGCCACGCTGGCGGGCACTTCAACGTAATCGCCGGTTATATCACCGGGTAGCGGAACGGCCCGGCTATCTTCAAAGTAGAAATCGAATGAAGTAACCAGCGCATCCAGCCCCATAGCTAGCGCCTCTTCACGCGTATCGCCTTGAGTAAGCGCCTCCGGTATGTCCGGGAACGAAACCACATATCCGCCGTCGCACGATTCCAGATTTATAGGGTATCGCATATCGTCTTAGTGAATCTCCGCGAGCACCAGCCCCGAAGGGCTGGTTTGTTATTTCAGGCCTAACTGCTTGAGTATGGCCTTTCGCAGTGGTTCTTTTAACTCAGCTCCGGGATGCCTGGGCATTACACTCGCCTTCCCGTTTAGTCTCAGCTTCAAGTGGTTTGTGCCATTTGAAACTTCAACTCCCTGAGATTCAAGCCACCGCCTGAACTCGCTTTGCTTCACTACTCCTCCTGTCTGTTGAACATGAACCTATAGTAAGCATTTATGCTTACCGTGTCAACATTTTTGATTACTGGAGGGATCGATATTCTAATTGGGTTAATTCATGCTTTAACTGGTGAAGACAATAAAAAAGCCTCGCTAGCTGGTGAGGCTACGAGGCTCTTTGACTATCTCACGATTTTTGCAACTGACCGATTAAGCTGCGATCTGTTCGCTTCACTTCCCGATCATGACACTAATTTGCCAGGTTACATGCCCGTTGTCTTTGACTATTTGTGCTATTTATTCTATTCATGCGGCCATTTTAGGAATCTCCTTCTCCATTTCGCGCTTAATTGCGTAAAACATTTCTCCTTCAAGGATATCCAGCGCCCATTTCATTCTGTTTCGCGCTTCTTTCTGGCTGATGCCGGTGAAGTAAATCAGCGATGAACCGATATTTTGCACGCTCTTGCGCTTGCAGTATCGTAATCTGGCTACGTTGCGAACCGGGTTATCCTTACCGAACGTCTTCACCATGACAGATTCAACGAAGGCAGCATCATCTGATTCTTTGGCGAGAGCGATGATGTTTGCCGTTGATGACTGAGGTATCAGTAAGTCCCTAGCCTTGCGGAATAGCTCTTCCCCGCGCAGGCCTTCGCAATGCAGCTCTGACACGATTTTCTCTATCTGCTTACCCTTCTGCTCGCTCCATTCGCATCGCATCATCAGGCGTCCAATAACGTTCACTTCGCAGCGATCGTAATCTTCACCACCAAGATGCTGGCCCCACACGGTTAGCAGGTGCCGAATCCATGCCTGTTGAGATCGATTGATAGTCTTCCATCCATTTCCGAACAGCCGGCGCATATCAGCGGAGCTACGAACACCTGCAAGCCTAACGATTTGCTGAAAGTCTCGTTCAATGCGCATGTTTAAGCCTCATGAGTTTTGCTGAGTTCCGGATGATTCGATAGTTGATTTCCACCATGCCAGGCATTCGCATCAGCCTTAGCCGGAGCCACTTTTGTCTGAGGTAGTCGGTCATGCTGCCTCCGTGATTTCTTTGCGGTACCCGGTGCGCTCGCATGCGACCCGGTATATTGCTGGGTCTTCCTCAATGCCTATGAAACTACGTCCTGATTCCTTACAGGCGACGCCAGCGGTGCCGCTACCCATGGTAAAATCGAGGACTGTTTCGCCAGGATTGCTGTAGGTTTCGATTAGGTACCGAAGCAAAGCCACCGGTTTTTGAGTCGGGTGGTAATTCCCTTTTTGCTTGTCACTCGAGAAGAACTGCACATCGCGCGGGTACCGCGAAGTAGAATCATATTCAGTGAGCGTGTAAGCCTTTCCGTAGCACTCTGAATCGACGGACTTGCGTTTGCTGGTCTTGCGCTCGTGGCCGTGAGTGAACTGAGGGTTGTATGTTGGTTGCCGGCGGTAGAAGACTTCGATGTTCTCATGAGCACGCAAAGGCTGCTTCTTGGCGTTGAGAAAGCCGGTGGCGTTACCTTTCTCCCATATCCACTCACTACGCCAGTGCTTAAGGTTGCTGGCAACCAACACGCTAGTGAATGGCTGAGCTGAGAAAATGACGAACGCCGCGCTTTCCTTGGCTACACGATAGAGCTCTGACCACATCTGCTCGAGGTCGAGTACGGAATCCCATTTGCACTCAGTGGTACCGTAAGGAACATCAGCACAAACAAGGTCAATGCTTCCTGTCGCTATCGTGGGCAATACATCAAAACAATCTCCATGATGTAGCTGTATCATGCTGCTTCGCTCCTTTGTTTGTTCAGCTCTCTGGTTTTCTGCCGGTAGTGCGCCGCCAGTTCCTGCAGCTCTTCCCTCTTCCACTTCTTCAGCTCGTGCGGCCCCATAAGACGATCGAACGCAGCCTGACCGATTTTCTTAATCAGGTTGGGCGTGTAGTTTTCGATGTTGCCGGAGAGGTGCTGATTACAGGGGACGCATTGCTTATGGCAGTTGGTTTCGTCATAACGCGTTGCTGGTGAAGCGCCGCGGGTGCGGTAGTGGCCTGCGTCATACTTGCCTTCGTGGAAGCGTCCGCAACTAATGCATGGTTCGGCGGAGTCACGAGTGCGAATGTATTCGTTGAAGGCGGCTTGTGCTTGCTTGTGGAAGTGGCTGAGGGGCTTGAGTTCTAACTTGCGGACTTTGATACTGCGTCGTTCCTGCTGGGCTTCTTTCTTTCGGTTATTCTCCTGCTGAATTATTCGCTTCTGTTTAGCTTCTTCTGCAAGCCTGGTTATCAACTCGCTTTGGTGCTCTTCGCAACACCACCACTGGTAGAAAGTTAGCGGCTTGAATCGCTTGTCGCATATTCGGCAGTTACGCGCCTTGGGCAGCTTTCGTATTTCAGTCATCACTGGCTCCATATGGCGTGTTGATAGGTTTTGCTGGGGATAGGCTCTTCGCGATATTCAGGCAGTAACGCGGAAACCAGCCAAAGCCGGGGATCGGCTGCGAGTGTCTTTTGAGTCTGGATATTGCGGGCGGTGTAACGTGAGATGAGTTCGTTGGCGGTGGCGGTATCTACGGGATCATGGGCGAACCAGGTGTGTCGCATGATGCCCCCTTACTGTTGAAAGTAGGCCTTCCAGCATCGCCATGTTGTAGCTGCGGCCAAACCCAACGCTGACCGTTCCCATGCAGTATTCGTGGTCGCTACTACCTGTCTGCCGGCGCTTAATCTTGTTGGCTTCAGTCATGTTGTGCAGTGCGACGTGGGCATTGCCTCGCTTGGCTGAAGCCATTACGCAGGCGCGTTCGATAATTTCTTTCGATGTATGCCATTCGTTGTCCGATAGGACGTCGAAAATTGCTGTAGTTAGCTTGCTCATGAAGCACTCCCAAATCGGTTGGCCCACTCAGCAGCGCGTGCCGATTCATCGCTGAATCTGACGCCATGCTCTGCGCCGAATGCGTGGATGATGGTTATGAGGTCGCGCATCTCGCCGACGCGCATCTTGCTGGTTGACTGCCCCAGCACTACAAAGCCGCCGTCGATTCCCGGCACGGTTTCCTGCTTCTTCAGCGCCGCGCTGAAAACGTGCTTCCAGCTCTCCGAATCCAGTTTCCTCCCATACCAGACAACCTGTGATGAAACGTCATGCAGGCAGGCCCAAAGCATGCGGTTCTGCGCTAGGCTGCGGGTGTCTTCCTGGATTGTTACTTGCAGAGGTTTGTCGGTATCGGTGGGTAATTTCTGTATGGCGCTGATGCAGTGTTGCCGGACGTTGCTGTCACGCAACAGGTAACGTTGTGTCTCCATTCTTGGCCTCAATCATTTTCTGCACCAATGACAAAGCCTCATCAGCGATGCGCTTAGTCTCTGGTGTAGGGTTGGTGTCGTGGATGCTGTCGATTAGTTCGTAGAGATTGCGGAGTGGGTCAGGTCTTAGGGGGATTACGTTGCTCATGGTTCATTTTTCCTTCCACCAAATATAAAAATGGAAGAACCAGAAGCCGAAGCATGGAATCGGGCCGTCATGCCAGTCTTGCTTGTAGCCCCAATAGCGCAGGTTTTTCGGCAGTAGGTTCCAGTAAATCACTTCGTTTTTATTGATGCGGATATGCATCTGGTTTCCCCTCCCCCTCCCCACTTTCACGGCAATCATCGCCGCTGGTTTGATGGTTGGTGAACTGGTTCATTGATGGCCTCCTTCGTAAACACGCCAGTCTCCAATTCCTGCCCAGCGACCATAACGATTGCTAACAGCGTCATATTTTCTGCCGCCAATCTCAAAGCATGACCACCAAATTGACAGGCTGGATTTGCTAAGTTTTGCCTGTGGATATTGTTGACCAATGGCGCGATACCAGCGGCACATGCTGATTGCCTCCGCTGCTGGGATAAGGGCGAGCACCGAAAGAACATAGATTGCTATTAGTGTTAAGCCTGCATTGAATGCAATTCCGCACGCCTCTAAATAGCTCATCCTTCCCTCCCATCATTTTCAATCTGCTGGTATGTGTCTGTTGAGGATTCCTGCTGCTCCAGTACTGGCAGGGCTATCTCAAGGGCTTGTAGCTTGTACTCGCCACTGTCGGACAAATAGCCTCGCTCGCGCAAAGCTAGGCACTCGGATATCTGCTCTCTGCACTTATCAGCGGTTAGCTTGTTCATTCACCATCCTCGATGAAAATTAGCCCCTTCGGGCAAGAGTCCCAGAATCCGCCCTTCTTGTCGGTCATGGTGTACCAGGTTCCGGGATTCATTCGTCCGGTAACTTTGTGAGATTTAACGAAGTAAGCGTCGCGGCGAGGATTGCTCTCACCAGCGATAAGATTGCGCATCTTGTCGCCGAACTGTGGCTTGCGACCTTCACGAAGCTTCTCGGCCTTGTCGAATATTTCCTGAATATGCGGATATTCCATCAAAATTCACCCTTAGTTTTGTTATTGCCGCCTTTTTCGGAACGTGAATCACGCTGTGCCGGTTTGGTTTCGCCGAATACGCGCTTAATCAGCTCAGCGCGAGGCAGTCCGTGAATTACCTGTGTCATGCTGGCTCCTTAACTTTCATACCGGCAGCCTGGACAGCTTTCACCACATCCCCTTCGTAACGGCGGTGCTGAAAAACACCCTCGAACCAATATTCGCTATCACTTGCTTCCGGCAGACACACACTTCCGTAATCTGGCAAAATCAGACTGCGGCTCGCGCCGCGAAGGCGGTTCAAATAGCCCTTTCTGACGAGCGCGTTTACGTGACCACATGCGCTATTCTGCGACTTCCAGCCAAACTCCTTTGTAATCTCCATCAGGGACGGGCAGCGACCATTCTCTCTGGTCGATGTGCGGATAAACTCCAGCGTTGATTGCTGTATTTCGGTCAGATGTTTGTTCATGATGAAGCCCCTTCCCGGCCTTCCAGCCAGAAGAAAAACGCGCGGTCGACAATGGCATCCCGATAGCCCATATACGTCCTGCGCAGGTCATGCTTATCACCGTGCACGCTGCGGTACAGGCGTTCAAACCTGATGCGTATTCCTTCGCTCATGGCAGCTTCTCCTGACCACCATTTCCGAAGCGATGCACCTCTGGCGGCATATTTAGATGCTTGCGGTTGCTTCGAATCACTTCAGCCCAAATCTGGTACTCGGCAAGAATTCCGGCGACGTTGGCGGCTCGATTTCTGTAGCCCTTACGGCGCAAGACACGGCGCTTGTGAACTCGAACCACTTCAGCCCAGCGCTCTTTGTTCAAATTTCCCGCCGCCGAGAAAGTCCGCTTGTGTGTAGCTACTTTCTGCTCATGCCAGCGCACATTTAGCTGGTCCAGTGTTGTTGATTTGCTCATGATTTACCTCGCTTCATGGTGGCGCGGAGAAGCGCGACGCCTTCCAGTGCCTTCTCGCTGGTTGATGGGATGGAGAGCTTCAGCAGCTGCTTGCGTGGCTCCGGTATATCTTCACCATCTTCGATGCGCTGAGCCATCTTGCGAAGCTCTGACCGGCACTTAACGCGCAGCTCTGCCTCACTCAGGCTTCCGGCTCGCATCATGCTGTACAGGCCAGTGACCATCCAGTAATCAACGTTGGTCTTCCACGGATAAAGCTCGGCTGTCTGGTAGTCACCGCGCTTCGCACAGTAGGTCATCACCATCGAATACAATTCGTCTTCGTCGGGCATGCCCGCGGCGCTGAGTGACGCCTCTTTGCACCACTCAATGAACTGGCCCGGTGATGGCAGGAACGGCGAACCGCTGGCGCGTGCGTGCTTCATGCCCGCTGATAGCTGCTGCTTGCTGTGGATTCCGTTCTCAGCGAATGCGGCGATCCACTGACGCTTTGCCGCTGCCTCGTCTTCTGGTCGCTTCCACGCCGTGCTGACTGATGCTGGGAAAACCTGCTTCAGGTTGGTGAAGAGCGCGTCTACAAGACGCTCGACGCCTTCATGCACGCCACGGTCTACCGGTTGCGGGCCGTCGCCAGCCAGACGGGCCAGAGCACCTGCATCGCGGCTCTGAATTGCTGATACGAGTTGTCTCATAGGAATTCATTCTCCCAGGCTTCGCGGCTGTTCCAGTGCTGAGCGGGTTGCTGCGGCTCTGGTGCCTGTCGGTTTCGATTAGGTTGATTCATCTGAGCCTTGAGCGTGTCCCACTTTTCGCGGAGCTTTGCAGGGCTCATAACGTTGGTTTGCCAGAACTGATCGGCATTGGCCCATTTGAATACTTCGCAGATATCGTGATGACTCACCTTAAGTGCGTTGCGCATCAGTCGAATTTCGTTTGACCAGGAAGGCCAGTTAGGTGTCTGCGCGGTCGGTGCGACCATCTGGACTTTAGCGAAGAGCCACTCAGCAGCTTTCAGGTCGTCAGCGGTTCCCCACTTATCACCCTTGGGTGACTGAATGGCTGCATCAGGACGAAGAGAAGGAAGCTGCTTAGGTGGTGAGTCAGTGGATTCGTTAGAATTCTCTGACGTAGTGTTTTTATTACTGTTCTTGTTCTTGTATTGGGTGGCTACCGTTTCCGGGAAGGTTTTTCCTGCTTTCGGGAAGGATTTTCCCGTTTTCGGGAATTTTGTTCCCGCTTCCGGTTTATCTAAAATCCAAGCTGAAATCTCAGTATTCACGCCTACAAGTTTCATCATCCCTTGCTTCTGGCTGAAGATGATTTTCCTCTCTGCCAGAGATTTGATAGCGTCCGAAACGTGTGTGTCACTTAGGCCTGTTAAGCCAGCAATGACCGTGTTCGTCACCCTGTCCTGTTTTTTGTTCCATCCGTAGGTGAGCCATATCACCGCTTCAAAGCATTGCCATTCCCTGCCTGATAGTCTCAGGCGAGGTTTTAGCTTCTGGATCTCATTGGCGACCTTGGTGTACCCGTTGGACAGGTCGGCCATGTGACCTCCTGATTCCGCTGGTAGTGGTTTTCGACTGGAGAAGTCAACCCTCTGAACATTGCTGCTCATGGTGAGCCTCCCACATTTGAGTGCCTGTCGATTTAACCAAAGAAATACTTTTGTCTTGGTTAATCACAATTGATGCATGGTGGTGAGTGATAATGTCTTTCACATGGCTCATGCCAATGCGGATCAGGTAATTTCGAATTGATGTTAAGTCGCCAACATAACCGCCAATACCCTGCTCATATAACTCCTCCATGAGGTTTATTTCCCTTTCGTTTGAGAAAGAAATAAAGATGTTTGAATCAGCTATATCGGCGCAATCTGCGCCTCTTTCTGGCCCTACAAGGCAGCCAATTTCATGCAGAGCATCATCAATTTCCTTGTCATCTGAAAGGCCAAAAAATTCACGATTAGAACTGATCCGGCAATCATCGAACGCCTCATGGATCATCTTTTCATCTGCCCTAGGATTCATTGAGTGATAAGCCGCTAACACCTTGAAGGGTGATGGAACGCCGGTGCTACCTGAAATTTCCTTAGCCCGTGATTCTGGCTCGTTTTTAGTCATGCCGATTTTATAAACACCAGGCATTGATTCATTGCTTAAAACGTAAATAAACCCAGCTGCTCTATAAGATTCAGGTACGTCTAAACTCAGATGCACCTGGAGTTTTTCAAAATCTTCCCGCATAATTACCCCTGTGATTTGATCCAGTCATTTCGCGCTACGCCTCAAAGAATTCGCAGTTCTTTGGGGCGTTTTCTTTTGTCAGAAGCCGCTCAATACGCAGCAAACTCTTCGCTACATCCGACTCCGGTGAAACCACTTCCAGATAAGCCATTGCCATGCTCATCATCTGAAAGAAGCTGTACTTCTGCTTTCCTGACGGTCTCTTCATGCGGCTTACTGCTGCCTCGTTCATATCGAGTACTTTCGCCAACGATCCCTGCCCACGTTCAGCCAGCTTGTTCAGTAGCTGGCTTTCAATCTCTCTTGCTTTTTTGCGATAAGTTGCAATTTCCATGATGTAATATTCCTTTATTGAATAAGTAATTGCGTGACATTGCGGAGTGCAGTCACGTCATTGAATCGTTTGTTTGATTACTGCCCTTTTTCAGGGCGGGGATGTTTAAGAGCGGGAAATATCAGGCGGCTTTACTGCCGCCTTTGGTGCCGTACATCAGCCAGTGCGGCTCACAATTGAGCGCCAAGGCCAGTTCAAACAGAAAGCGTGGACGTTGGGTCGTACCATCTTCAATTCGCTGTAAAGATTGCTGCTTCATGCCAGCTTTCTCAGCCAACTGCGCCTGAGTAAGATTTAACTCCATGCGCTTCTGTTTGAGGCGTTGAGAAATAGTATCCATAAACTCACCTCCACAGTTTTATCTGTATTCTCTAACAGTTAGTTCTGTTTGTCAAATACAGCTTTAACTGTGAAGCTTGTGTGTAAATGGAGAGGAACATATGAGCCTTGCAGATCGGGTTAAGCAGAGAAGATTAGAGCTCGGTCTCACTCAGACCGACGTGGCAGAAAAAGCAGGCATCACACAACAATCTTGGGCTAGTATTGAGGATGGAAAGACCCTCAAGCCTCGCAATATTGTTGGTATGGCTGATGCACTGCAATGTGAGCCAGCATGGCTCATGAATGGTGGCACCTTCGTACCGGTTAGCGAGGTGAATACACGGAGGATTCCCTTGATTAACTATGTGCAGGCTGGGGCGTTAGCCACTAAACCAGCCATAGAAGCAATGGACGGCAGCTTTGAATACGTCCTGACAGACATGGACTGGTCACAGTACACCTTTGCTCTCAAGATCGTAGGTGACTCAATGGAGCCTGATTTTAAGGCCGGGGATGTTATCGTCGTCGACCCGGAGATAGAGCCAGCACCTGGTGAGTTTGTTGTGGCTAAGAACGGTGAACATGAGGCCACCTTTAAGAAGTATCGCCCCACGCTCTTCTCTAATGGTAAGCAGCACTTCGAACTTGTACCGCTTAACAACGACTATCCAACCATGGGTAGCGCCGATCACGAGATCAAGATTATCGGCACAATGGTTGAACACCGCATCTATCGCCGCAAACGCTAATTCCCCTCTTACCATTAAGCCGCCGAAAGGCGGTTTTTTTACGCCCAATACAAATTTAATTCCTTTCTAATACAGTTTGTTACCTCTGAATCTGTAATTAATACAGTTTTACCTGTTGACGATATTACAGTTTTATCTGTATCTTTAGTCACACAGCAGGACGCTGAAGTAATAACGGGACAAGAGATTTAGTCCCTGCTCCTTAACAGATGGCGCTGAAAAAGCGCAAACATTCAAAGCAGCAAGCTTTGGGGTGGTGTGAATTGCAGCGTGAAAAAGCGCAACTGCGGATCAGCGTCGCAGCACGTCACCACCAAAGCTAACTGACAGGAGAATGACCATGAATGCACAAGAGAAACGCCGTGCAGCTCGTGCTGAGAAACAATCGGCATGGAAGCAAGCCAACCCCCTGTTGGTTGGCGTGAAAGCATCACCAGCGTGCCGCCCTATCCTCACGCTGAACCGCAAGCCGGCAGATCGTGTAGTGAAGGCAGTCGACACCGAGACGGAGTATCACAAGCAGATTCTTGCGGGTGCTTCGAAGTATATGGGCGGCGAGATTGAATCAGGAATGTGCCTGCCAGACGTAGCGAAATACGCAGCAGGCTATCGGAAATCCAAAGACAACGTGACGGCGAGGAGTTGAGATGACAAAGATTGGAGAGATGGTGGTGTCGGTACGCATCGACACCACAGAGTTACAGAGTCAGGTCGAAACTTTGCAGGATTTACTTAAGTCCCTTGAAAGCATTCCGGAGAATCTCATCAGCCCGCTTCTTAGCAATCTCCCTGCTGTGCTCGATGACATCGTCCTGACTGATAGCCCTTCCGCAACCGGCACACGATTCGAGATTCTCCATCGTGCTAGGCTCGGCGCTAAATATGAAAGATTCACTGCCGCAATCCGGGCAGGAGAATTTGACCTCAAAACTCTCTGACATGGTAATTCCTTTTATTGACTGTGGAATAGTCAAAATATCAGTTTCCTTTGACTGTGGAAAGCTGAGGAACCACCTCGCCTGACGTGGTTAAAAGCAGGCACACATTTACGAAAGTCAGCTTACGGTTGGCTTTTTTATTACCTTGAATCGAGACCAAAATGAAAAAACTGCTTCCTGTGATTGGAATGCTATTGCTGACTGCGTGCGATAGCGCCAGCAACGTAGCTAGCCGAAACTTGTCAACGGCTTCTGATAATTTTGAAGTTAACCGCCGTTTCGTGTTCTACAACGGAATCACTGGCGATTACATCCTCACCATCGAAGGGTTGTGTTCAAAGGATAATTCCAGCACCGATAAAACACTTGGCGTGGTTTGTAAGGTCGGCCCTAATAGCTACAAGAAACACATGCTGGGCTTATCCGACAATGTTACGTGGTTTATGGAGCAGGTCGAACCGGTTCAGGCTAGCGAATACCATTACCGCGTTGTATTTAAGCCATCGGTAATTATTCCCGATATCGAAATCAAATAGGTCGCTTAGGCGGCCTTTTTTACGCCACCTGTTCACTAAACAGCGTGGACGCAGCAGAACTGATAAGAGGTGAGTATGGTTGATGATGATTTAAAGCGAGTTGACCAAATGCAGTCGATTCTCCGCAACATGAAAGCCGACCTAAAACGGCAGCAGAAGTTGAGCGCCATAAACAACATGGAGCTGACGCCAAAGCAGGCCGGCAAGCGCAATGCTGATGCTGACTGGATTTGCATGGAGCAAATTAAACGCCGTCACGAGTTGCATGCCTTATCGGTGGAGCTTGGATTTGCTGAGCGTCGTGACAGCTACCAACCGATTGAATTAACTGACGGCTGGCACCGCTTCACGCATACCCCTCGAGAGCCAAATTAAACGAACAGTCCGGAATTTCCGGATGGTTGAATAACCCGCCACCGAGCGGGTTTATTTTTACCTTGGTCACCAACGCTTAAGAGTCGAGCCCTTGAGCAACAAATAGAACGTTAGACACCTTCGCCCTCTCCGGAGGGCTTTTTATTGCCCGCAGGAGAGGAATATGAGCGAAACAACGGAATTGGCAGTACTTGAAATCAAACCAGAGCAGGCACCTACCCTTTACGTTGCTGGCGGTCTTGATAGCTACCTCGAACAGATTCGTCAGCAGACAAACGAAGTTCCTGACCTCACCACAGCTAAAGGGCGGGCACGTATCGCGTCACTGGCGGCGCAGGTGTCACGAAGCAAGGTTGCAGTAGAGAGGCCGGGCCGAGATTACCTGAAGCGCTTGAAGGAACTGCCAAAGGATGTTGAGGCTGAGCTTCGTCGCTGGGTTACTGAATGCGACGCTATGCGTGATGAAGTGCGCCGCCCACTTACCGAGTGGGAAGCCGAGCAGGAAAGGATTGCCGCTGAAAATGCCGCTGAAAATGCCGCTGAGGAAGAAAGACAGCGCATCGCAGCTGAAGAACTGGCCGCCGCTGAAGCGATGAAGAAGCAATTCGAATCAGATCACGAAATCGGCCTACTCCTCAACGACAAATTCGACCGTGACGCCGCCGAAGCTAGAGCCGAGGCTGAGCGTCAGCGCATTGCCCACGAAGAAGAGATTAAGCGTCAGGCTGTCGAGCAGGCACGCATTGAGGCTGAGCAGAAAGCGCAGCAGGAACGCGAATCTTCAGCCAAGCGTGAGGCCGATTTAAAGGCAGCGGCTGAGCAGGCGGAGCGTGAACGCATCGAATCACAGCAACGTGCCGAACGTGAAGCCACAGAGGCCAGAGAGAAAGCTGAAAGGGAAAAGCAGCAGGCTATCGAAGCAGAACAACTTAAGGCGCGGCAGGAGGCCGATCGCATCAAGCGGGAAGCCGAACAGAAAGAAGCCACTCGCCTGGCTGAAGAGAAACTCATCGCCGACGAAGCCGCAGCGCGAGCAGCCAATGAGAAGCATCGTAAAACGATTGGCACTGAGATTGTTACTGCGCTACAGGGCCGCACCAGCCTAACCCGTGAGCAGGCGATTGAAGTTCTGATTGCGCTGAAAGACAACGAAATCCCGCATACCCGCATCACCTATTGATTTAACCACTTAACCAACACCAAGGAATCACCCATGCAGACTTATGCCGTCGCTGGGGCCACCCACATGGGTGACTTCGGCTTTAACACGTCACAACTTGATCGCCTCGTTCGCCGCCTACGTTCTGGCTGGCGCTCTCTTATAGACACTCTTAACCAGCCGGGGCAGCCATGAGCAATCCAACACAAGCGGAGCAGTACCGTAAGCAGCAGGAAGAGCTTGAGCGCCAGCGCATGTTAGAGCGCACTCAGGATTATCCATTCATCAACCAGATGCTGAGAATGCTCGGCATGCCGGAGCGAAAATGAGCCGATTCACGTTAAGTACAAAAGACAAAGCCGAAGTGCTACGCATCGTTGAAGCGCTGCCGGTTGAAGAGCGAGAGCATGTCGCTGAAGAGGTCGATGACTGGATGAAGAGTCACCACGTTAACCCTCTGATGATGGCTGCTCAGGTAATGCTCAGCCAGCACTGTTCGAAGGCGGCAATTTCCGTGCTCGACAGCAATGATGACTGGCACATCAAATTCGACGAGGTTCTTCGAGACTTGCTGATTTTTGCTGGCGAGTGCGATCGGAGCGTCAATGTCCTAATTAAAAAGGTAGCGTAATGGAACCCGGCATCTACTTCGATATCAGCAACGAGGCATATCACCGCGGTGCCGGTATCAGCAAATCACAGCTGGACGACATCGCAATTAATCCGGCCATATTTCAGTGGCGCAAGGGTGCACCAGAGGACGAAGAGAAGAAAGCGGCGCTCGACATGGGTACTGCGCTTCACTGCCTGCTGCTGGAGCCGGAAGAGTTCGATAAGCGATTCATCGTGGCACCGGAGTTTAACCGCCGCACCATTGCTGGAAAGGAAGACGAAAAGCAGTTCCTCAAGGATTGTGAGAATACTGGCATGACGGTTATGGATGCCGAGCAGGGACGCAAATTGAAGTTGATGCGCGCAAGCGCCCTCGCCCATCCCGCGGCGCGATGGCTGCTCGAAGCTGAAGGTCATCAGGAAGCATCGATTTACTGGAACGACGGTGAGACCGGGGAATTGTGCCGCATCAGGCCGGACAAATTCCTGTCAGGCCAGCCGGTAGTTGTCGATGTGAAAAAGGTCGCAGACATGAGCCGCTTTGCACGCCACGTCGAAGAGTTCCGCTACCACGTTCAGGACGCCTACTACCGCGAGGGATTCAGCAAACAGTTTGGCGAATATCCCCTATTCATTTTTATCGCCGTCAGCGAGTCGATCGACTGCGGTCGCTACCCGGTGCGTACATTCCAGCTTAAAGATGATGACGTGGCGGTCGGCTATGACCTGTTCCGCCGTGACCTCACCACCTATCACGAATGCATACAGTCCGGTAACTGGGGCGGCATTGAAGAATTAACGCGCCCGGAATGGGCAAAGAGAAAGGATAACGTATGAGCAACGATTTGATGCAGGCACCGGTCAACGAGGCCGACACCAAGGCAGCGATTTTCAGCCCCACTGGTTTGCAAAAGTTACAGGCATTTGCAGAAGTAATGGCGCTGGGTGTATCAACCGTTCCAAAGCACCTAGCTGGTAACAAGGCTGATTGTCTTGCGGTTGCTCTTCAGGCTGCTCAGTGGGGAATGAATCCCTACGCCGTGGCACAAAAAACGCACTTGGTTAACGGCACGCTCGGTTATGAGGCTCAGCTGGTCAACGCCGTAGTAACCAGCTCAACGGCTGTTCAGGGCCGATTCAAGTATGAATACGGCGGCAGCTGGGACACATTCAGGCCGGGAGATAAAAACGCGGCAAATGAAAAGGGACTGTTTGTTAGGGTTGGAGCGGTGCTGCGCGGTGAAACGGAAATCACATGGGGTGAGCCGCTTTACATGGAATTTGTCAGTACCCGCAACTCGCCTTTATGGAAGACTGCGCCAAAACAGCAGTTGGCATACCTAGCTGTGAAATATTGGGCGCGTCTCTACTGCCCTGACGTTATTCTCGGTGTCTACACGCCAGACGAGTTCGAGCCATCACAGCGAGCAGAGCGCGACGTCACTCCCGCACGTAGTCGTGCCGACCTGAACAACCTGATTAACAGCAAACCAGAAACACAGCAGCCCGAGCGAGAAATTAACCCGGCGACGAACACCAATAACCCAGCGCGCACGCCGGATGAGCTGCTTGCCGATTTCACCGAAGCGGCATCAAATGCTGAATCAATTGCAGGCCTGGACAAGTGCTACAAGTACGCAGCAAAAGAACTGGCAGAGAATGTTGACCTGCTCGAAAAGGCAACCGACGTTTACCTGCTGCGCAAGGCAGAACTGGATGAAGCCGGAGTGTAACCATGCTCAAACAACCCCACTACCGCCGCAACCACCGGCCCAACAATGGCTTTAAGGAAAAGGTCGTGTGGCAACTCAGCAAACATCCAATGACAGGGCGCGAATTAAGCGCCCTTTTTCATATGTCGCTCGGTCAGTTCAACAGCCTGATGCGTGGATGCCTGCGCGGTAAGACGGCGGTGATTACTGCTTCCGACCCGGTGCCGGTGGATGCATGTACCGACTACACCTACACGCTGGTTAGCACCAAGCGCACAACGCACAAGAACCCGAAGGCGATCGTCGTTTCATGGCGAGCTTTCGGCATGGCAACTAATGACAGCCAGCGCATCAACACGTTGGCGGCACAGCGCCGCGCCAGATTAATCGACGCTGGCCTGTACCCGGTTGGCGAATGAGGGGAAGAGATATGAGTGAAGTAATGATTACGAAATCGCAGCTTGAAGAGTTTTCCAAATTCTCCGACCCACAAAATAAATTGCTGGCAGCCGTAGCTCAGGTTGCTTTGGATGCACAGCAAAAGCTGGATGCGGTGCTGGCGGAGAATGTATCTCTGAAGTCAGGCGCAAAGTATTTCAGCTATAGCGAATTTTCTGGTTTTGAAGAGCACAGCACAGCGAAATTAGCGATGGAGCATGCAGATGCTGACCTGGCTGGTGAGCGTGACGAAGCCTCATCTGAAGGTTGGTCAGAAGAAACGAGCACCATCTGCTGGGGTGTAATTTCCCAGAAAGCGGTTGAGGATAAATTCGAAAAGCCTTCTGAGCAAAATGGTTGGATCGGATGGTCTGACTTTACACTAACGCCAGCGCTGAAAACCCCAGCCACTGACACTATCCTCAACGAGGTGCGGGCTGAGGGGATTGAGATACTGACAGGCAAGCTGCAGCAGCTGATTGATGAAGGCGCATTTGACGCCAAAGAAATCGGTGTAGCCGCTGGAGCTGTAGACGCAGGCAATTTTCACGCCGCCCAGCTCCGCGCCGGTAAGGATGGTGAGTGATGGCTAAATCATCAGACGTGCATGACCTGTTAAGCGCTTATCAAAAACAGGCCCGGAAAATACCCGCAAAAGGTGTTTATGCCACCAGACAGCGCCAAGAAGAGGTAAATGCAGCCCACGCACGCAAGATAATGCGCAAGCGTCGGCGGTCAGTCGGCAAATCAAATAAACTCGGCTGCCGATTCACGGCGGAAATGCGCGTAGCGCTAATTTGCGATATGAATTTTTGGGCTCTGATATGCCGCTCCAACCGTAAAGCAGGCCATGAGGTGCAGGAATCATGAAAGAGCGCCCAATCATCTTTAACGCCGACATGGTTCGTGCAGTTCTCGACGGCAGAAAGACGCAGACGCGCCGAATCATGAAGAATCAGCCTGTGCCACATGAAACTCGAGAAGGTGATTTCTACTTCCGATGCAACAAGACGCGCAGCATGATTTATGTTTCTGATTTTACGCCGGGTAATGGCCCGCTTCCTGATGCACACGAGTATTTCAGTATGTGCTGCCCGTTCGGTGCAGTAGGTGATCGCCTGTGGGTGCGTGAGGCCTTCCGAGTAATGGGGCGCGCAACTGATGTGGCACGGCTGATGTATAAAGCCAGTGAGCGCAACAGCTTCACCGAATCAACCCGCACCGTGCCGATTGATCAATGCAATAAGCAATCATCGTATAACTGGACGCCATCTATCCACATGCCGCGCTGGGCTTCCCGCATAACGCTGGAGATTACCGGCGTTCGTGTGGAGCGCTTGAACAGCATCAGTGAGGCTGACGCGAAGGCTGAAGGCCTTAAGGCAAGCAAGCCGTGGTCAGGTTTAGATGGCTGCATAGGTAGCGGTGGCACTCCAGCTGCTGAAAGGTTTGAGTCGCTGTGGCAATCCATCTACGGAGAGGAAAGCTGGCAGGCTAACCCGTGGGTGTGGGTCATTGAGTTTAAGCGCGTGGAGGCTACCCATGACTAACAACCAGCAACTTGCAGCACATTGCCGCGACGTTATCGCCAATCCGCAAGACCATATGGATTGGGAGTCGGCTGAGCCTGATTACTGGCAATTAAAATGCGCTAATGGCAAATGGAGAGGAATTGATTATCAGGGAATGTTACAAGCCGAGAAAGAAGGTTACGAAGTTAGGCCACTCTACGCCTTTCAGTTAGACCTGACTCTATACACAGAGCTTTACCTGCTGCGAGAAGAGGTAAAAGGCCCTGATGGGTTTCAGACATGGAAGGATGCGGCGATATTCGAGAGGGGGAGGCGTGTTGCGCTGGAAGGTCTCGCATCCGAAATCGATTACCTTGCCGCTATGGGGGCGTTTCATTCTGATAAGTGGCACAAAATGGACCCTATAACCGGATACATGCATGGGTGGAACGCCTGCGTTGCTGAAGTTAAGCGCCTAAACGCCCCACGCACAGCACAGATACAGCCTATATGTGCCACAGGTGGTGCAGAGTGGGTGAATCCTGTGCCGCGTGAGCTGCAGCAGGTTTTGCTTGAGCTGCGAACCTATAACCCCAAAGCTGATGAGTATGGCGGAAAGTACATTATTCCGGGTTGGGCTGACCGTATTGAGAAAGCGCTTGGCATTAGCTCATCAGCATCGGAGGAAGGATGATTAGCAATGAGCGTCTACAGGAAATAGCCGATGATTGTGGATCGCTTGATGGGTATGCAGATTTTGCAGAGATGGCTAAGGAGTTACTGGAGCTGAGAAAGGCGTTTAGCGGTGAGCCTGACGCATGGATGACGGTGCATGTGCAAAGCCCTACATGGGATGACCCAGGTGGCGGACCAGAATACGTTGAGTTGCACGAATTGAAGCCAGAATATGGCAATTTTGATAACTCCCCTGCTTACGAGCTATATCGCAAACAATAGCGCCATACCCAACGAATAAATCCCAATGCCGCGAAAGCGGTTTTTTTACGCAAAAATCCTGGAGATACCCATGAAAGCAAAGCGCGGTCTTAACATTAAACTCGGCGAAAAATACACGATTGAAGGCGGCAATAATGACTTCATCCTTTACGTAACCAACATTGTCCAGCACGGAAAAACAGCCGGGCAGGAAACAAAGCAGCGACTAGGGTACTACTCGAAATTTGAGCATCTCATCCGTGCGGTGATGAACCATGAGATTCTTACTGGTGAGGCACAGATGCTGCAGGATATCCAGCAGCAAATGACAGCCATCTCGATGTGGAGTGAGAAAGCATTTAAGGAGGGCGTAAATGTCTGACGAACTCGACCAAGCCTCAGAACTCGAAATGCTCAACACGCAGATTGCGCTGGCTAACCGGCCTCGCATCACAGCCACTTTCACCGGGCAATGCCACTGGTGCGGAGAGCCAATCGACAAGGGCCACTATTGCGACGCTGAATGCAGATGTGACCATGAAAAGTATATGCGCGCGCAGAGCCACCGCTCTGTTGCATGACCACTACCTGCGAAGACATCAACCCGGCTGAGGTCATCATCGATTTCAGCCTTCTCGCTGCAGTAATCATCGCTTTTATTCTCGGCAAACCACCTAAGGAGTGAATGTGGCTATATGGTCACATTTGCTCTTATTTGGTGGGGTTGTTGCTATATACCGACATTGGAGAATCAATGGAAAACGTTATTCAAATGGCGCCCAACAAATGGGTATCTGAGTCTCTTCTGACCACTGTAACCGGCATGACCAAACACATGATTCAGCATGCCCGCCGATCGACCTGGATGGAAGGTCGCGAGTATAAGCATGTCTCGCCAGACCTCGCGCCGAAAGAAAACAGCACCATCATGTACTGCCTGCCAGAAATAAATCACTGGATCGAGAAGCAGCGCCCGGCGATCCGCAGAAAGATTTCTGCTTAAATGTCGGCTCCATTAACAAACGAGGAAAGTGAATGGCAAGCTATCCAACAGGCGTCGAGAACCATGGAGGGTTTCTTCGCATCTGGTTTATATATCAGGGTATAAGAGTTAGGGAGAGTCTTGGTGTGCCGGATACACCCAAGAACAGAAAGATGGCGGGGGATCTTCGCACTTCGGTGTGCTATGCGATTAAGACGGGGAATTTCGACTACAGCAGGCAGTTCCCTGACTCCCAGAACGTCTATAAATTTAGCGGCAACCGCAAGCCCATCACGCTTAATGAACTTGCTGATAAGTGGATGGGACTGAAAGACATGGAGCTGTCGGCGAGTGCGAAGTCTAACTACCGGGCATCTTTCAGAAGTGTTTTTGAGGTGTTAGACGGAGGAAGGCTGGCAAACAGCGTCTCTCAGGAAGATGTATTAACTGCCAGAAAGCAACTGATGACTGGATGGCAGCGACCAAGAGGAAGAACTCACACTCCTAAAGCTGGCAGAAAAGCTACAACCGTGAATGGGTACATGCTCAGACTTTACGGCATGTTTGAGTTTGCCGTCAGGAATGGGTATATGGAAAGAAATCCCTTCAACGGCGTATCACCACTTACTCAGGCTCGTCCAAACCCAGACCCGCTAACCCGAGATGAGTATCAGCGGATCCTGAATAGTTGCCCGTCCGCACAGATGCGAAACATGATTACTCTGGCAGTAAATACCGGTCTGCGCCATGGTGAACTGAATGCCCTGGCATGGGAGGACATAGATACCGTTAACTGGACGATGATGGTAACGAGAGGTGAGGCAATGGCACACCACTTTGCACCACCGAAAACAGATGCTGGCGTGCGCACCATCCAACTTATGCAGCCAGCCATCGAAGCGTTAAAAAGCCAGATGCTTTTGACAAGGATGGGGCTTCAGCATGAGGTAACGATCAACCTCAGACAGAATGGTGAAACACGAACTGATTTATGCACCTTCGTTTTCTCTCCGCATCTGACAGCGAAAAACGGACGGGTGACGCACTGGTATGTTAGCGGATCTCTGAGTAAGGCGTGGGCGATAATTTTGAGAAAAGCAGGTGTAAGGCATCGCAAAGCATATGAAACGAGACACACTTATGCATGCTGGGCATTAAGCGCGGGAGCAAACCCAAACTTTGTTGCCAACCAGATGGGACATGTATCAGCGCAGATGCTGTACAACGTTTATGGAAAGTGGATGACGGAGAATAACCTCGACCAAATTAGTCTTTTGAACGCCGAATTTGGCAAAAATGCCCCATCGCTGCCCCACAACAAAACCGCGTAA